ACCGATGGTGGCGGGTTTACAGTTGTTCCCGTTTGCTACCCGGTAAAACTGCTGGTACTTCATGTTAATTTCTTTGCAAAGTTCCTGCGTATTTAGGCAGGCATTTGCCATAGCCATTTCTAACTTCTTCTTACTTACAATCATGCTCTCACCTTCTTTGAAATTTTTGAACAGGGGTTGACAGCAAGTTTTGTTGCTGATATAATCCTATCAGAAAGTTAAGTTGCTGTCAAGTTGCTTTGAAAGAAATTTTTGTTGCTGTTCTGTGTTGCCTTATGATATAGTTTTTATGAGGTGATGCAGATGACCATAGGTGAAAAGATTAAGGCAAAGCGGCTTGAAAAAGGGCTTACTCAAAAAAGACTTGGTGAATTGTCCGGAATTGCAGAACCAACAATCCGCCGCTATGAATCCGGGAAGTTAAACCCCAAATTGGACACTATTAAAAAGATAGCTGAAGGACTTGGGATTACACCTACCGATCTAATGGGGCCGGAATGGTTTGATCTTCAGGCTGGGGCAGATAAACTCTCTGAACTCAAAAAAGATGTTTCGATGCTTCAGGCTCTTGAACAGTATCTAAAATCATTAGGCTATTCTCTTTCCTATGAAGGCCCGGTTGATACGACTGATCCAAATGTGATCTTATCCAAGGGGCAAGATCGAACCGTATTTACCAGCGACCAATTCAAATCGTTTGAAAAGGCCATTGCTGATTCCGTTGATTATCAGGTGTGGCAACAGAATCACAAAAAATGAGCAAAAAAATGACCGCCCCCGGTGGTGGCACACCGGAAGCGGTCAGGCGAAACAAAACCCGTTTGAAGTTAATGTTTCAATCCCCATTGAACATTATATCACACCGGGTTTGGTTTTGCATACCCTTTTTCCTGAAAGGCTGGGTGATATAATGCCAGTATACAAAAACGAAAAAGCCGGTTCATGGTTCTGCAAGTTCTACTATACCGATTGGACAGGGAACCGAAAGCAAAAGAAGAAAGAAGGCTTCAGGACGAAGAAAGAAGCCCAAGATTTTGAACGGGAATTCTTATCCAAGGCCCATGCTTCCTGTGATATGTCCTTTGGTTCTCTGGTGGAACTTTACATGGAAGATTGCAAGCACCGTCTGAAGCCCACCACTTATTCCAACAAGCAATTTCTGATTGACACCAAACTTCTTCCCTTCTTCCGGGATATGCCAATCAACACCGTTACCCCGGCCACAATCAGAAAGTGGCAAAATGAACTTTTAGCTGATCCCAAGGGGTATTCCCCAACCTATCTAAAAACGGTAAATAATCAGGCCAGCGCCATTTTCAATTTTGCTGTGAAGTATTACCGATTGGAAAGTAACCCTTGCCGCCTTGCCGGTAGCATGGGAAAAAAGCACGCTGATGAAATGGAGATTTGGACGGTAGAAGAATTTAACCGTTTCGTCCAAGCGGTGGCCGACAAGCCCCCTTCTGTTGTGATTTTCAATCTGCTGTTTTGGACTGGTATGCGCTCCGGTGAACTGTTGGCTTTAACTGCGGATGATTTTGATTTTGAAGCCCATACGGTGAGCATTTCTAAAAATTATGCCCGACACAAGAAGGAAGATTTGATCCTACCACCGAAAACACCTAAAAGCAAACGGATCATTACTTTGCCCCCGTTCCTATCCGAAATGGTACAGCGGTATTCCACCTGTATTTATGTTACTGATCCATCAGGGCGGCTTTTCGGACAAACTAAAAGCTATCTTCTCCATGAAATGATTAGAGGATGTAAGGCTTCCGGGGTAAAGCGAATTCGGGTTCACGATCTGCGGCATTCCCACGCTTCCTTTCTCATCGAAAAAGGCTTCTCCCCCTTGCTGATTGCTGACCGGCTGGGCCATGAAAACATAGAAACCACCCTTCAGACATACAGCCATCTTTACCCTAACAAACATTCAGAAGTTGCGGCCTTGATTGAAGAAGCCCATTCCGCTTCCAGCAAAGTCCAACAGGGCTAAAAATTCAAGGCTATTTTTTGCAAATAGTACGATTATAGTACGGCAACAAAAAAGAACCACGAAACACAGAACATTTTCTTCCGTGTTTCGTGGTTTTTTTTATTTTCTTCTGATTTCTAAACTAATTTTGCGGTTTCAGAAAACCTATTGTTATTCCCACTCGATTGATGGGGGCTGTTTCGCCTTATTTTTCGCGGTATTTCGGTCTATCTGCCTGTCCTGTGTTGCGGTGTTTCTCCGTAGTCTCCACCGCTTTCAGGTGGCGTAATGCCAAAATAATTCCACGCGCAGATTATACCACGGTCAGGTAGGACAGCGCAACCCAGGACGTGATTTCCTTGAGAAGCGCCTCCTGGACGCCCTTGTGGGTGGCGATCTGCTTCACAGTGTACCGGCGGTTCTTTCCGCTCACGTAGTCCGGGACCTTGGCCCCTCTGGAGGTGGTGAGGCCGCCGTAGACGGCTCCGGTCTGGATGGTGACGGTGCTGCCCACCGTCACGGCCTTGGACGCCGTGAAGCCGCTGGCGCCGGTCTTGGTGGCGTAGTCCAGGGAAATCCAACCGGCTCCGCTCTTGAGCTTGCCCCACTTGGAAGCGCCGGTGCCGCTGGCCTCCGCAACGATGGTATAGATACCGGGCTTGATAGCGCCCTTACTGCCGTAGTTGGTGCCGGGGCCGGAACGGATATTGAGGTCCGTCGCGGTCACTTTCACCGTGTAGTTTACGGCTGTCTGAGCGCCGCTGGATGCGCCGGTGCCGGTGCTGGGGGTAGTGGTGCCGGAGCTGCCGCCCAGCCGCTTAGTGACCTCGGCGGCAATCTCGCCGTGGAGGTTGTAGAGGTAATTACCAGGGCAAGCCTTGTTCGCAAACCAGCGGTGAACGGTCATCACCATCTCACCAGACTTGGGGGTGTAGGCGAGGGTCTTCGCCTTGTCCCCGAACCAGAGCAGCTTCTTGGCTCCGTTCCGGCGGCAAATATCCGTCACCAGGTCCAGAAGCGCGGCATAGGCCGCAGCCGTGACCTTGTAGGGGTCCTTGGTCTCGCTGGCCGTCTCAATGGTGATGGCGCGGTGATCGTTGGACCCGCTGGAGGTACACCAGCTCCGGTCCTTTTCCTCCACGCACAGGCCGATGGAGCCGTCATGCCCCACAACGTAGTTGCAGGAAGCGCCGTTGTCCGGGTCGTACTTGGTAAAGGCCCCGGCGTTGCAGCCGCTCTTCGCCGTCACTTGACCGACGAAACAATGGATGCTGATGGTGTCGATTTTGTGATTGCGGGGGCTTGTCCGGTTGGGACTGATTTTCGTATAGGTCACAAGGGAGCTGTTACTCATGGTCGGTTTCCTCCTTGTCCTCCGTGACTTCGGTAGTGGTATCAATGGTGATGCCCTCCAGGGGGATGATGCCCTGGGTCAGCTCGTAGACGGCGGCCTCGATGAGCGCGTCAAGCTCATTCTCATCCACGGTGACGCCGCGCTCTTTCAGCCATGCAATAACGTACTGCTTCTTCTCTTCTCCGCGCCCGCTGCCCTTGAAAATCTGCTCAGCAGCGGAGACGGCGATTTTGACCCAGGCGTTGATTTCCGCCTGCTGGGATGCCGTGGTCTTGGACTTGATGAACGGGATGAGCACACAGGTAACGATGACGCCGATCAGGGCGGCCACAGCTTCGATGATAGGGGTGATGTCGTACATGGTAAATCCTCCTTGTTTTTATCCGAGGGTAGGTCCGCTGGTGTCGGACCCGCCCTCTGTGTTGTTGGTCTGGAATGGGTTTCCGTCAGCGTCAAGACCATGGCGGTTTCGGCTGACTTTTTCGGTGGTGGATGCCGCCGCATAGCTCACCAGATAGCCGATGCAGGCGGTGAAGATGGTGGTGGTAACATCGCTCGCGGTCTGCTTGTCCAGGTAGGCGAGGATGTAGGAAGCTACGGCGGTGGCCGTGGCAATGAGGACGGCCCACGCAGCGAGCTTCTTTTTGAACTCCCAGGGGCGGCGCGTCTTGGCGCGTTTTCCATCATACTTTCCGGCCATGGCGTCCCCCTCAGTCCATCAAGGAGGAAACGCCTTGCCGGGTGAGGAAGTCCTTTTGCTTGTGTTTGATGTCGGCGGCGTAGTCCAGGGCGTCGTGCATATCCCCGTTACAGTGAGCGTCCGGGATGCGCTGGACGGCCCTTGCGGTCGCTTCCCCCAGGGCAATAGCGGCATTGGTCCCCTGGACAATCAGGACGAAGAGGTCCTTTTGGCCCTGTTCCTGTGCCGCCTGTTCCTTTTCCCGCTTGTCGATGCGGCGCTCCAGCCGCCAGATGATAAAGCCCATGATCGCGCTCGGAACGCCCATAGCCGCGACAAAGGCAAGCACCATCTGGCCCAGGCTGATGTTTACTTCCATTGGTCTCACCCCTTTACTCCGTCACGGCCTTGTAGTAGTCATTCAGGAGCGCCGGGGGCGCCCAATTATCCTGCTTGGTGAAGACGCGCAGGACCTCATACTCCGTGCCGTCATGGGTGAAATGGTCGCCCACCTGGAACGTGTGATTTGCCTCCAGCTCATCCCAATCCGGGGTGTCCTCCGGTTCCGGCTCCGGCTCGGGTTCCGGCTCCGGCTCGGGCTCTTCGTAGAGTTTGTACTCGGAGGGGACCAGGTGGGGATAGTGCGGCTCATAGAGCGTGACGCCCGCCTCCTTGATGGGGGTGTAGAGCTGCTGGTCCACAGGGTCCCGGCGCACCGCGCCATAAGGGACGTGCTCGCCCCAAATGAAATCCAGGTACACGCCCCGTTCCTCCGGCTCGCTGCGGAGCGGACGGAACAATGTCCGTCCGCCCTCGGTTCCGGGTGCCCAATCTGCCTGCGCCTGGTGCTGCGTGGTGCAGATGTAAAGCTCGCTGTCCGGTCCCACGATAGGCTCATCCTTGAAGATGGTCCCCATGGTGGCGCTCCAGATGCGGGTCCCGTCCGACGCCGCAATGGTTTTCAGATCGGCGTCGGTGTAGTCGCCGCTCTCAAGCTGTCCGGCGCGGATGAGGTTCGCCCGCGCCCGGTTGACATGAAGCTCCGGGAGGCCGGGGCCGCCCAGCTCCACCAGGGCGTCATGGGTGGCAAGGATGGCCGCCCACAGCTCGTAGGTGTCCGCGCTCTTTTCCTGCTTCTGGTAGGCGCGGGCTTCGTCAAGACTTCTCATAGTCACTCCCCCTTAGATGTAGCTCGCGGACAGAGAGTAGCAGGCGATGCTTTCATACCCTCCGACCTTGGTAATCTGGACGCGGACGCCCACGGCAAAGCTGTCCGCAGTCTTCGCGGAATTGCTGAAAATGTGCTTGAGGCCGAGCTGGGCGGTCTCCCAGGTAGGCTCTTCGTCGTTGTAGTTGTTGCAGACCTGGATTGTCACGCCGTCCTCATGGGCGTTGTAGCGCATGGAGACAAGGATTTTCTGAGCGGCGGCGCTGGTGTCATCCACTTTCCAGTCAAAGTCAATGATGGAGACGGACCGGGTGAAAGTGATGGTACGGGTGACGCTGTTCCCGGCGCTGTCCGAGACCTTGATGGTCATGGTGTGCGGCCCAGTGAGGGCGGCAAACTGCGCCGCCGTGAGCGCGAAGGTGTACGAATGGTTCCGCTCAGCCGGCGTGATGGTGTTGAGCGCCACACCGTCCAGGCTCTCTACGATGGTGAGCGTGTCTCCGGCGTCCCCGTCGTTGACCGTGTACTGGAACGAGGGCGGCGTGGTCACCACGCCGAGCTGCTGATCGCTGCCGCTCACCGTCGGGTCTACGTTATGGGTGACGGTTCGGGTGGGGCTGGTGGTGTACGCGCTGTACGCGGCCTTGCTGTCCTTGGCCCGGACCCGGTAGGCTACCGTGTTCATCGCCGTAGTGATCGTGTCGCTGAACTGCGTCGCGGCCCCGTTATAGATTTTGGACCACGCGCCGCTGTTGTACTGCCGCTCAAGCTCATAGCTTACGGCGTCGCTGTCCGGGTCCACCGACGCCGCCCAGGAGACGGTGAGACCTTTACCGCTCCGCACGTCCTCCGGCACGGTGATGGACGGGGGCGTGGTGGGGGCATTATTCCAGATGATGGTGTAGTACCCCTCGTCGTCCGGTGCATCAGATACCAAGATGTCAGAGGACAGATTCAAAGCCGGGCGCACACCCCCGCGGCCGCGGCACGCGCTGAGGTGGCTGAGGCTCCCGTCCGAGTACACGCAGCGGACGTAGTTCGCGTTCGACGAATACGGGGAGCGGAGCCACCAGTACCAGAACTGCGACGCGCTCAAGCCGCTGTTGGTGTACTCGCTGTTGCTCACGGCCTGGGCGGTGGGCTTGCACTGGCGGCTTGCGTTGTCGCTGAACATAGCCAGCTTTGCGCCCTCCGTGACGCCGTTCTCCGCGCCGAGACCGACCTCTGCCATGGACAGCAGGAAAACCTTGTCCTGGACGGTCTCGGACCCGCCGCCGTCCACGCTGGGCTTTGCGACGGTCAGGGTGGTGGTGAGCAGGGCGGCCAGCATCTCCGCGCCGAAGCCGGTCAGGAAGCCGGATTGTGCGTCGTACTCGTTGTAGTTGCTCCAGACATAGGAATTGGACGGGGGCCGGTCATAGCTGTGCTGGGCCTGATACCAGCCGGTTCCGCTCTTATTGAGCCACTGGCGGATGTTAGCCAGGGAATAGCGGTTGTTGCCGTAGTTCTGCCGGTCCGAGTTGCCGCCGCTCTCCGTGGCGTCGAAGCAGCAGATTTTGATGATGCTCTCAGCCACAAGGGTTGTGCTGTTGGAGGGGTAGCCGGAATGGTTCTTGTCACCGATGACCCAGCCGATGGGGACGCCGTAATACTTAGTCTTTGTGTCCCGCACTTTCGCCTTTACGGGTAGGGCGCTGATTTTCTGCGGCATGGTTTGACTTTACACTCCTTTCAAAGATGGAGGCGCAAACCGCGTCGTACTTGGTGATGAGTTCCCGGCATTGGCCGTGGGAAGCATGAGACCTCCAGCTCTGGTAGCTCTCTTCAATCTGCTTCCGGGTCATAGCGCCGTTTTCATACATCACCGCGTATTTCCGCAGCTTGCGCCTCATACGGTCTTTGCTGGAACGCCTGACTTTCCGTATTACCTTTCCGGTGTCGGTAAGGTATGTGTGGAAGCCCAAAAAGTCCAGGCCGTTCCGCAAGGGGAAGATCTGTGTCTTCTGGTTTAGCTCAAGGCCACTCGGGGCCAAAAGCTGCTCGACTTTCCTCCACGCTTCACGAAGCGCCTCTTTGCTCTCGCAGATGATATAGAAATCATCCATGTAGCGGCCATAGTACCGCATTCGGAGGACTTCTTTGACGTAGTGGTCGAGTTCATTCAGATACAATAGGGCGTACACCTGGGACGATTGATTGCCTATGGGGATGCCGACATTACCAGGGGTGCTATCTATGATAGCGTCGGACAAGGCCCGGCTCCGTGGGTCCGTGAGCAGCTTATTGACATCTCGCTTGAGAATGTCGTGCCGGATGCTGGCGAAGTAGTGCCGGACATCCGCTTTCAGGACCCAGCCGTCGGCGCTCCCGTGCTTCCGGTAATACTCCCGCATGAAGTCACGGAGGCGGTCGAGGCCGAAGTGGGTCCCCTTTCCGACTTGGCTCCCATAGTTATCCAGGATAAAGGGGCGGCTCAGGACAGGGTAAAGGATGTTGTCGCAAAAGGCGTGTTGCACAATTTTGTCCTTGACGCTGTTCGTCTGGATGAGGCGTCGCTTTGGCTCAAAGACGTAGAACTCATGGTAATTTCCAGGCTTGTAGAGACCGTCCCGCAGCTCAGCTTGCAGGACGGTGATCGCCTCCAGAGTGTTCAGCTCCACCTTGGCAACGGCGTCTTTCCATCGCTTACCTTTTCTGGTCGCCCGATACGCCGCATAGAGATTGGCGAAGTCATACACGACTTCAAAATTCTGTTCCATAATAGGCTCCCTACGCCGCTGGTAGCGCCGAAGCTCCAATGGGCGAGCCTCAGCGCGTCGGTGTTATGTGTTTATCCCTGCCCTGTCAGGCCGGGACCGGATACGTCCTCCTTTGATGGTGGGCTTCTGCTTTCTCCCTTTCGGGTTACTCGGTCACGGTATTCCACCGAAGCCGGGCGCACACCCCTGTTGCCGTTGTACGCGTTGTTGTTGTTGAGGCTCCCGTCCGAGTTCACGTAGCGGACGTTGTTCGCGTTCGACGAATTCGGGGAGCGGACAAGGCACACCCAGGGGGATGCACGTACAGGACGCACCCGTGGCCTCTCAAATCATCGCCGTGCGCCGCCGGTCTGAACTTGCTGCCGGAAGCGCTCGGCGTCCTTTTTGCGCCACGACGCGGCAAGGTTCTTTACGTCGGTGGTGAGGCCCGTCCAATACTCACACCGCCTGATGTCGATATACCCCTGCTCCAGAGCTATATCCAGGAAGTTCAGGAAGACCTTGCAGTTGGTCAAGACCTCTTTCTGGAGGTCAAGGCGCGTGTTCATCTCAGCGACGCTCCGAGGGTAAATCTCGTTGGCTGCTATGATGTCATGCAGGATTTGGATTGAGAGGTTCTGCATTCTCTGGCAGAGGGTGAAGCGCACCTTTTTAGGAAACAGCTTAGTGTTGTTCGTGAGCTGCAAGGTATGGTTTACCAGGTCTTTTGCCTTGCAGACGATGGTGAGTTCACCGTGCCGGTTCTGCAAACAGGACACCTCCTTTCACGCAGGGCCTCCAGCTCATCAGCCGGTACGCCGTCCACTTCGAGGACGCCGGGCCGGATGCGGATAGTGACCCTCTGGCCTTTATATCCCAAACCGCAGAGCACAAGCCCCTCCAGGCCCTCGCATGGGCAAGGGGTCTCCAGCTCTGCGATAAGTTTCGGAATAAGACAGCTCGCCTCTTCGGGGCTGCAAAGTAGCCCCGTCATGCTGTGATGGAGCGCCCGGTCTGGCTCCAAACTCCGTCGCGCATGGTGATACCGGCGAGAGTGGCAAAGTCAGCGGTCTTGTTGATGCCTCCGGGCATATCGCCGGACACCAGATCGTTGAGTAGGTCGATGGAGGCCGCATGGTCGCTCAGGGTATTGGCAAGGCCGGAAACGTCGCTGATTTCATGGCTGTGTCCCAGGAGCGCATACTTTTCCAGGTCCACCACGCGGGCCAGGGCGTCCGGGTCGATGATGGCCGAAACGCTTGCCGCCGCTCCCACAATGTTGATGATGTTGAACGTCACCATCTTGCTTACCGGGCTGCCCTGGGGCCTCATCCACTCCGGCTTGCTCTGGAGGGGCAGATAGGAATAGGCGACGTCGCCCTCGCCCTCCGGGTCCTTGATGTAGAGCATAACGCCCTTGATGTAGAAGCCGGTCTCGACACCCACGCTGGTAGCCTGGACCACCACCGTAGCCTCGCCGGTGCCGGTGTTCTCGCACTTGGCAATCATGGCGTCCCCGGCATATTCAACCGGGGCGGTCAGGTCCTCGGCTGCCGTCCCCTCCGGGAGTTCGCCGCTGTCCAGCTCCGCTTTTGTGAACTGGATGCCGCCGCTTCCGGCCATGACTTTACCCAGGGCGGTGTAGCCGCTGTTGAGCAGCACCGCGCCCTCTTCGCTCTCCGCGATGTCGGGAGAGGCCAGGATTTCTCTGTTTGGCATGGTATTACCTCGCTTTCATAGATGCAGTTATCGACACGTCCTCCCACACGGCCAGGCCCACATAGCTGCGGGCGGTTGCCGTGCGGAAAGGGGTTGTCCGGGGTTTCGCCTCAATCTCGTTGTAGATCAGCGCCGGGACCGCGTAGTAGCTCCGGGACCGGGCTGTGTGGTAGGTCCGCAGGAAAACACGGGTCCCGACGCCCGCCGCCGCAATGCGCTTCATCAGTTCCGCTATCAGGGGTGCGGCCTCCAGGCGCTCATAGTCCAGGACAGCTTCATCGACATAAATCCAGATTTTCGCCGGAAACAGCTCTCGGACCTCTATCTCCGATACATCCACGTTGAAGAGCGAGGCCGCAGCGGAGATGATGGTGTCGATGTCACCGCCGGAAAGCAGCGCAATCATCTTGATTTTGATGAGCAGGCGGTAAAAGGTATCATCCGCCCCACCGCGAGCGACGCCGAAGTTGGCCCCGTAGCGGTCCAGGACGGATCCTCTGGCGTTGTCTATGTCATCCCATAGCTTGAGCCGGTCCGCATTCTCATGGATGATTTCAAGGCCCCAGGCGAGGGTCCCGAATAGGCGTCCGATGTTCGTCTCCATGGGGAGGCTGTGGCGGCTGTTGCGGATGTCCGTCCGGGCGTAGGCCCCGGTCAGGTACTCCAGCATTTGAGACAGGTAGCCGTAGCTCATCAGCTCACCTCCGCGATGGTGATTTTGTCGGTCGAGGTCACGGCCTTTTCCCTGGTGTCAATGACGATATTCTCTTCCCCGTAGTCACTGGCGGTTTCGCTGATACCCAGGTCGAAGTCCACCACGCCGGGGACAGACAGGATGACACCAGGCAAGGCCATGTAGAGGACGTCTGAGCCGATGGTCAGGCCGCCTCGCACGTCGCCGCCGATGTACTCCACCAGGGCCTCCTTGATGCGGTCCTGCCCGTCGCTGGGGAAGTCGCTGTTGGTCTCCAGGTTCTTGATTTGGATATACACGGCAACGGTGGTCGGCCTGGAAAACTTGATATTGATGCTCTGGCCGCTCTTAGCGATGACGGCGATAGAAGAGCTGCCGGAGGTTTGGATGCCCGCCGCCTTGCGCCGGAAGATGGCCTGCGCGATGTCGGCGTCCAGGCCGCCGTAGACGATGGCCTCAATGCTGTGCGGGGGGAGGCCCAGGGCGTCGGTTTCGTCTGTGTCGTTCTCATAGCAGATCGCGGAGTAAACCGCGTCCACGTTCTGCATGATTTCACCGGCGATGGCGTCCGCGTTGACGCCGCCCGCATAGTCCACGGACTGATAATAGCGGTCCCGGAACTCTTCATCGGTTTCCCGGCCCCGCCCGCCGTCGATGGCTGCCGGGTTCGTGCAGGCGCTCACGCCGTCCATGGGGTTTGTGATTTCCTTGACTGTCTCGGCGGCCACGTTGTAGTCCGCTCCGGTCTCCACGGCCTGGACCGGCAACGTGACTTTCCCGGTATCGTCGATGCGGCCGGCGGCCAGGACTGCATACTGCAATCCGGCCACGGTGCGGACCAGGAAGCCCACGGGAATAGGAGTACCGGCGGCGCCGGTGAACTCGACGTAGCCGGACGCCTTTTGCGCGGGAAGCAGGGACAGGCCGATGGCTTTCCCCAGGTTGTATAGGCTGGTCCCTACCGCCGTATCAACGAAACGGCTATTGTAGACATCTTCCATGAGGCTGAACAGGATGTTCAGCATCCATGCGAAAATCCGTAGGAAGATGCCCAGGGGGGACCGGACGGTCAGGTTGGCCTTGCTCCCGAACAGCTCCCGCGCCTTGTACTCGATGGCGTCCAGAAGCTCTACGTAAGTAGGCCGGTGGAAGCCGCGCTCGGTCACGCCCCACTCTTGATTGTTCATGCTGTGCTCACCTCCGTAGTGATGGTATTGCCGCTCTGGAGGCGGCCAGTCACGGAGACCTCCAGGCCCCGGCCCACAAGCTCATAGTCCACGGCGCTCACTTCGGCAACCTGTGGCTCCTGGAAGACGGCGTCCCGAATTACCTCCGGGATTTCGTCATCCTCCAGCTCGCTCCGCTTCTTGCCCATGATGCGCTCGTACTCTGTGCCGTGGGTGGGGTCAAAGGGGAACTCCCCTCGGTAGACCTCCAGCGTCAGCCGGACGGCCTGGGCGGTGGTTTCATCGCCCGATATGGTCTCCAGCGCTCCGGCGTCATCGAGGATGAGGTCTCTGCTTTCGGGGTCAATTTTAAGGGTCCAGTTATCTTGCATATCTCACCCTCCGATCAGAACGTCCCCGCTGCCAGCGGAGACGGCCCCGGTGCCGTTGTGGGCGGCCAGGGCGTCCCCGATACGGGCGGCGGGCTTTCCGTTGATGAAGACGCTTCCGCTGCCCTGGGCGATGCTCCCTTGGCTGCTCCCGCAGCAGGCGTCATTTTCGGTCGTGGTGCTTCCGACGTAGGCCGCCGGTTGTCCGTTGATGAAAACGTCCCCGGAGCACCCGCCGGAGATCGTTCCCGTGATAGGGAGGGGACCGTGCGGGGTGGCGTGTCCGTTGTGCTCCCCCGCTGTGGTGCCTTGTATGGCGTCCCCTTGCCGTGCGGCTCCAGGCATAGCGCATACCTCCCTCAGTTCAGGTTGACGGTGCCGCCGCTTGTGGTGAGGTCGCCCGTGATGGTGACATTCCCCTTGATGGCGATGCCGCTCGGTGAGATGGACAAGTACACGCCGCCGTCGGCTGTCCCCAGGCTCAGGGACCCGGCGGGGTGGCCGGATATGGAATTGCCTCCGGTGCGGATGCCGCCCACAAAGACAGCATCATCCCCGCTGTGCAGGCGCTCGGTGTTGGGGTCTGCCTCCGCGCCTCCAGCGATAACGGCGTCACTGTCCCGGTCCAGGTAGACCACCACGCCGATGTCCCCGGCCTTGTAGACAGGACGGATGACAAAGCCGCCCCCGTAGATGGTTGCCACGGGGACGGCCAGGACCGGCGGCTTGGTCTGGAATGTGTCTTCGTCGGGATAACGGGTGATCGGCTGAACATCGACGGTCAAGGCCGCCTCATCAAAGGCAAGGACCTTTACAACGTCCGCAACGCAAAGGCCCGCCGCGTCCGCCTGTTTCTTGGCGTCCTCATAGGCTTGCTTTCGGTTTTGTCTCGGCATGGTAAGGCCCCTCCTTTACGCCGGTTTCATTTCGATGGTGGTTTTCCAGTTGCCTTTCGGTGTGCCGGTGTGCTTCCCCTTGGCAACAATGAAGCGCCCGTTGAGGCTCTGAGACTGGATGACAACTTGCTCAGCCGGTCCGATATGGTAATTGAGCAGGCACTCGCGGGTCACATAGTTGCCCTCTTCGCTCTTGGTGGCGCTGCTCTTCTGGCTGTCGCTGCCCACGGCTATGACGGTTTCCTCGACCTCATTCCCGGACAGAAGCAAGCCGCTCTGAGGGGTGAGGACCAGGCCGTTTGCGATGCCCTTAGTCGGGTCATTGATGAAGACGCTCCCGTTGCGTATGAGGAACCGGCTCTTGCAGTCGTTCACCACAATGCGCTTGAGTTCGTCCTTTACTTTGCCGTTGCACACCAGGCCCCGGTCATAGACCTTGTTCGTGGCGAGGGAAAAGTCCCCGATTTCCACTCCAAAGATATTGAGCAGATCGGAGACAATCTCTTTCGCCGTGCTACCCTTGGCGTAGGTCTTGGAGACCTTGGAGTTGAGCCACTGGTCCATAGCGGCGGTTGCTGAGATTTCGGTAATCCACTCGGTATTTTGGTGCTTGTGGCTGCAAGCGCTCACTTGGCCGACGAAGATAGCCCCCACGTCGCCCTCGTAGCCTGCATTGAGGATGATAACGTCCCCGCGCTTGATACCCTTTCGGGTGCTCTCGGATAGGTTGTAGGCTTTGAATTTGGCCGTCTGGATGGTGTCGCTGTCCTCAAAGGGGACCTCAAACTCAAAGTACAGATTGTCCATACTGTACTTCTTGCTCCCAATCTGGAGACTGGCCTCTCTCATCCAGAAGCTCATGCCGTCCCCTCCCTGTCGAAGAGATAGAGCTTGACCTCTTCCCCCAGGTTCTCCCACGTCACGGCGTCCACATCGTCCCCCGTGAGGCACAGGGGAATGATGACCGGCAAGGGAAAGCGCTCATCCTCAATGGGGCCGAACAGTGGCCGCCCGTAGCGGATGGGGTCTCCGTAGGCAAGCACTTCGCCGGTGGCCGTCACGGATAGGTCCAGGGTAAAGAAGCCGCCGGTGTCGTTGTACCGGATGGTAAAGGAATAGGTCTTGTCGCTGAGCTTCACGGAAAAGGTATAGGGGACCTTGCTCACGTCGATGTCGATATACTCAACCTCTTGCCCCAGGTCAATAAGCTGCATGGTCCGTTACCTCCTCCCGGTGTTGCTGGGAGTAGCGCGGGACGTCGGCCCCGCGCTGCTCTTCGGCTTGCTGTTGAAGCTGTTTACATAGGACATATAGGCGCTGGATGAGATCGTGGTAGAGACGGTGGTTTTCAGGCCGTCCGCCTTGGTGCTGGAGGTTTGGGAGGAAGACTTCTGCGCCGCCTTGGTGGTTGCCTTGGGCTGTGACGCAGAGGCCGCAGCGTCCATGCCAGCCATAGTAGAGGCCGTTCCGCTGTCCACAGAGCTGCCCAGGGTGACTTGCTTTAGGGTGGCCGTGAACGTGAAGCCCCCGCGGTTCTTGGCGTCGTGGGTGCTCTGGAGCTGCTGGATGACAAGATTGCTGATGCGGTTCCTCCCGGTGTAGGTGATGATGTCGCCGCTCTTCCACATCTTTTGCAGGGCGGCGATGGTGTCCGCGCCATTGATGGCCGTCCCGCTGATCCGGAAGCTCAACGGCTGAGTAAAGACATGGTCTTGGATATTGGAGCCGCCCTCAACCGGGTTATCGGTGATCGTGCTGCTCCGGCTCACGCTCTCGGAGGTCACTACGCCGGTAGTCAGAGGCTCGAAGCGGACCACTCCGCATTTTCTTCCCTCAAGTGTGTAGATAGTAGCACCCCCTTATGCAAAGCCAGCCTGCATAGCGCGGTCCGTGTAGTCCTGGGCCTGAGCCTCTTGGTAAAGCTCATCGAACAGGGCGCGAAGCTGCTCTTTCAGGTTGGCAACGGTGGAGCTGTCGGCATTACCCGCAATCGTGATTTGGACGCTGGGGGCAAAGCTGACGCTCCGGCTGCTTCGGTTGTTGGTCGTGTTGTTGGTGTAGGACTTCATCAGGCGGTCAGTCTGGTCCGCCGGAATGATGGCAGAACCGCCGGGGAGGATGGCAAGCTCGCCGCCCTCTTCGTTCATCCATGTGGGGCCGCCCTCGAAGTTGTCTGTGCCTCCGGCGTTGTGCGGGATGCTCGCCCCTATCTGGACGTTGGAGGCGTTGCTCGCTTCACGGGCCGCCGCCGTGATACGGGAAAACTGTGCGACGATAGCGTCCGTGCCGTTGGTGGCTGCGGTCTGCATGGCGCTCCAGGCCGTCTCTGCGTCGGTCTGCATGGTCCCATAGGCCGCCGTAGCGGACGCGCCCATAGCCATGAAATTGACGTCGGTTATCTCGGCGGCCTGGTTGGAACTTTCGGTGACGGCCTCGGTGGTGGTCTCCGCTGCTCCGGTGACTTCCTCCTTGTACTGAGACGTATCGACCACAAGGGAAGTCTCCTTGCTCGCGGCGTCATCAAGTCCATTGATGGACCCGCTCAGGTCATTTACCGCCTCTTCACTGTCCTTGGCTCCGCCGAACAGGTTAGAGAAGAAGCCTACGACCTTGCCCACGCCGTCAGCCAGCCAGCCTACCACTTTTCCCAGGACCTCAGCGATGACGCCCAGGACATCTCCGATGACCTCAAGCACGGGGCTTACGGCCTCCAGGATGGGGGAGATCAGGCCCAGCAGTTGCGCGATGGGCGGTAGCAGCGCCTCGGCCAGCTTTTGAATGACCGGCACAAGGGGCTGAATGATGGAGGTATTCAGGGTGTTCAGGATGTCCACCAGGGGCGGCATGACAGTCTGGGCTATCATGCCTACGATGTTCGCCACAGGCGGTAGGATGGTCTGTGCCAGGTCTCCGAACACCTGTAAGAGTGGGAGGCCAGCCTCGAACACGGTCCCCAGCACGTCCGTTAGGATGGGCAACAGGGTCATGCCCAGCTCCGTGATGATCGGCATAGCCTGGGCAAGCCCGTTGCTCAGCATATCCACAAACTGCATGAGCATCGGCTCGATGGTCGGCCAGCTATCCAGGATGGTGTTGAACAGACTTTCGATGACCGGCGTAAACCGGCTGCCAGCGTCGGCCATGAACTCGCTCCAGATACCCTTGAGGTCCTTGGTGCTGTTCACCAGGCCGCCGGTGCTGTTGGCCGCTGATTGCTGGATTTTCTCGGTCTGCCCCAGCAGGGCATTCATGCGGACCTGGGCCAGAGTAGCATCGTCCATTTCGTCTATCTGGTCTCCCAGGCCCATAGAGAGCGCGGAGTTTTTCAGGGCCACTTCGTCAATGTGGATGCCATACTCTTCAAGCGCCGCGTTGTTCCCGCTGATGTAGTCCTGGACCACGCCCAGGGCCTCGGTGTCATCCATGGCAAAGGCGTTGCCAAAGTCATAGGCAAGGGACGTGGTGGCCTTGGACAGCTCTGCGGCTGCGTCCCCGGTGATGCCCATTTCCCCGTATAGGGCCTTATTGGACACCATGAAAGACTTGACCTCATCGCTGCTCCGGTGGATGGCGTCGGCGTAGTTCTCTGCCCACTCCCCGGCGTCGGTGCCTGAGAAGTTGGCCTCAAACTTCCGGCCCACATTCTCGGCGGCTCCGGCTGCTTCGATGGCCGCCGCGCCCAGCTCCTTGAGCATATCAATACCGGCCTGGATTGCCTCAAATCCGATAAAGGCAGTGAGGGCGCCCTTGATGGCCTCTTTGATTTCGCCTCCGGCCTTTTCGCCCTCATCACCCATATCATCCAGGTCTCTTCGCGCATCGTCAGCCTCATCGCCCACGTTGTTAATCCTGTCGGCAGCGGCCTCCACCGCGCTCAAGAATTTACCCCGGATGGTGTTTATCGGGTGCGTGAACGCGGTCCCGATGCCCTTTACTCCGGTCTTCACCTTGCCGGTGAAGTCGGAAAACTTCTTTTGGGAGTAGCCTATGGCCCCGTCAAATCCGGCCTTGATGGTCTTGGAAACGCTATTGGTCTCTTTGGCCGCAGCGCCCATAGATTTTCCTACGGCAGCACCGAAGCTGTCCGCCTCTCTGCCAATATCCCGGAAGCTGGTGCCTACATCGTCGGCGTCATCCTCCAGGTCATCCAGGGCGTCGCCTGCGTCTCTGGCTCCGTCTCTGATCGCGTCAGTACCGGCGCGGACGCGAGCGCCCATATCCTGGGCGGCGTCCTCAACGTCCTGGGCGCGGTCCACGATCTGCTCCAGGCGGTCTATCGTCTCGCCCAGGCGGTTTATCGCGTCATCCAGGCCAAAGTCCATGCCAAAGGTAAGCTCCCGGTTGTCTGCCATTGGCTCCACCCCCTTTCTGCAAAAAGTAAAGCAGCGGGGTCACTCGCCCCGCTGCTTGCTCCAGTCTTCGTTGTAGAGTATGCGGGCCTGCACCGCCTCCTGGTACTCAGCCAGGTCCATGCCCTTGAAATCGGCATAGCACAGGCCGCCGCCGGTGAAGATGAGGACCCACATATTCCGGTTTCGCTTGGCCTTTCTGATTGCGCGGTCTACGTTAAGCTCACTCTCGCAGAAAGGTTTCGATGGCCTTAATCAGCTTCTCCGGGGTCTTGATGTCATCCTTTTCGTCGAAGTAGCTGATGCCGTCGGCCTTGACCTCGGCGGGGGAAATGACCACGTTCTTGAGCATGGTGTCAATGTACTTGGTGGTGTCCCGGCGTCCGCCGCCGGTCATGCCGCAATCGTCGTTGACGCCGAAGTACCAGGTGGGAGAGACGGACTGGAGGGTGTATTCCTCGCCGTTGACGGTGACTTTCTTCTGCTTAGCCATAAATTTTCGGTAGCCCCTTTCAGATAGTGATTTTGGTTTGTTCGGCCAGTTGGGATAGCCTTTCATGGGTAGCCCCCCTTAGCGGGGGACTACCGACGGCGCATAGATGTTGACGGTGATCGTGCTCTGCTCCTTGTTGCGGGTCAGGTTGGGCATTTTCATTACCCGGCAGTTGTCCGCGCTGAGGGTGAACGCGTCCGCGTCGTTGACGTCGGAGATCGTCACGTTGATGGCCCGCCGCTTCGCCTCCAGCTCCCGCAGATAGGACAGGCTGGAGGACGTAGACATGAGGGTGATAGCGATGGTGCCGCTCTCGTTGGCGTTCTCGGAGTAGGTCACGTCCCCCTTTGCGCCCACGGCGGGGGTGATGCTGTCCTCGTTCTTGGTGACGGACACGACACCATCAGCAGCAAAGCCGGTGATGGCGCGGCCCCCGACAATGACGTTGACCTTTTTAGGGTCATAGCTCGCAACTTCGATGCCTTTAGCCATGATGAATTACGCTCCTTTCTTACGCGCTCAGGGTGGCCCGCAGTACGCCCTTGACTTTGACGGTGTGGACCGCGCCCTCAAGCTGCGCCTCCCAGGTGATGTCCGGCATTTGCCGGGCGCGGGCCTCTTCGTCGGTGGCCTGGGACCGCTTGGGGACTACGACGGTAAAGACGCCCTGCTCGCTCTCCGGGTCCAGGGCGATGATGCCCAGGTCGGTAGCGCGGTTCAGAGCGGAGAACACGCCGGCAGCGACCAGGGCAAAGCCCGCGTCGGTGTAGCCAATGGTGGGGTTCTCCAGGAAGATGTCGTAGAGGTTTTCCCTCATGTTCTTGGCGATATAGTCAGCGCCCATCTGGACGTCGATAAATTCGCCGTCGGCGCATACGCCATTCTTCACATACTCCCGCTTGTACTCGACGGTCAGGAAGTTCACGTTGGCCTCTTCCAGAGCGTCGCGCTCGGCGTTGGTGAGGTCCGGGACGGTGAGGCCCTGGGGCCGCTTGAACTTCCACGTTACGCTCTCAGGATAGAACGGACCCACGTTGCCCACATAGGCGGCGTCGGGGTATTCCTCAGCCTGGTCCCCATAGATGACGATGGACCGGCGGTTGGTAACGGCAAGGCTCTTGTTCTGAGTGCGCCCGAAGTAGAGCTTGCGGTGGTCTTCCTCGCCCGCGCCCAGCTCCGCTTCGGTAGGCTCGGTGGCCTCAGCCCAGGCGCAGAGGGCTTTCACGGCCTCATCGCCGTCCTGGTCGGTCAGCAGGATATACCAATCATCGTCGGTCTCCCGCAGGGTCTCCACGGCCTCCACCAGAGCGGACGCCTTTTCGGTCTCAGCGCTCCCGGAGGGGGCAGCGATACCAGCGATTTTCACCTTGCGGATAAGGGTCTCCGCAAGGGTGGTCTTGCCCTGCTCAAACAGGGCCTCGGCCATAGCAGCGACCTTTTTCCCGGTGAACTCCTCCTTGATGACGTCCAGATCGCGGTAGACGGCCACGTCCTTAGCGCCCTCGGTGGAAAGCAGCAGAATGTCCAGGTTCTCCGTTCCGCTGGGCTTGGTGTCGATATTCACGACCACAACAACGTCTTTCGGCATTAAAATCACTCCTTTACGTTTCCTTTGATTGTGGGTTTCTCAAGTTTGCTGATGGCCGCCGCGTCGGTCCGGGTGTACCGGAGCCGGACATCGAAACCGAACCGGCGGCCCATTTCGTCAAGCTCCAGGGCGTCCCGGCTGGTGGCGTTGGTGACATCAACAACGACGAAACCGGCCCCCGCTATGGCGTCTCTCCCGGTATGCAGGAAAAAGCCCTGGGCCAGCGTTGCCAGCTCCAGGGCCTCATCCGCACCCAGGACTTGCACCTGGGAGCCGTTATCGTCGTAGCAGCGGTTCACGCTGCAAGCAGTAAATGACAGGGTGGCGGTGGGCTGCTCTTCCCGGACCTCCACCAGATCGTCTTGCGTCGCACCCTCACCCAGCGAGTAGTTGCCCATGCCGCCGTCCGGGATATAGTCTGCGGTCACTGAGTAGACGATGAACGGGGGTTCTGCCTCCGGCTGGACCTGGGAGGCCAGCAGGACCGGGACGCCCACGGCCTTGTGAAGCGCGGATATGAGGGCATTCCGCTTCGTAACGAAACTCACGCCCCACCGCCTCCTTTCGGCGCCGCGCCGGTTCTGGCCTCCACCAGATACCGCTTCATCGGGTGGATGCTGTTGTGGCCCAGCTCTTGGGTCACGGTGTAGGTGTTTCCGCTGTCAGGGTCATAGACCTGTGCTCCCACCTGGAGCGCATGGCCGTTGGTGTAGATTTTCTCGCTCAGATCGGACACGGTGCCGGTGATTTCACGCCGTAGGTCCTTGTCGCTCACAGGGAGGACCGCGCCCTCAAAGGGGACGCGCACAGGCTCACCGGCTACCCACTGGCCGCCCTTGTCCTGGTCGTAGTGGCCTCCCGCCTGGACCTCGTACATGGTATGCAGTAGGCCGCCCGGTATCATGGGCTGCGCCATTTTGAACAGGATGCCCATTATTCCTCAACCTCCCACGTGATTGAATTTCGGAGCCGTCCAGTCACCATGAGGGGACTGTCCGCGTAGGACGGATAGCGCTCCCTCTGGATTTTCCCTTTCGGCTCAAAGTTGCTCGCATCGGTCATAAACTCCCGGATAAGGCCCACGGCCTGCCCACCTATCCACGAGATGGCCCCGTCCGCCGTCTGCTGACCTTGCCAGATGAGGGCTACCTCATTCTGGACGATTTCGGCCAGCTTGTTCTTGTTGTGGTCGAAGCCCGCCCGGATGAAGCTGCGCTCCGGTATGGTGACGGAGGGCAGCAGCAGGAACAGGAACTTGAGGTTATTCGGGTTTTCCTTGTCCCTCCGTCCCTTTTTGGCTACGACGCCGAACAGGTAGCCGTCCCTGGACCGGATAAAGAAGAGGTCCTGAAAGTCCCTGGGGCTTTTGTCGTAGCTGTCCTTGTGGATAGGTATGCAGAGGTTCCGGGTGGCCTTGGGCGTGATGGTGGCCCCGTACTCATGGACACGGGCAATCATCAGAAGCTCGCTGTCGGCGTTGCCCTGGATGCCTATTTTTATCCGGGTGCCGTTCAGCTTCTCCAGCTCGGCCTTGACCCGCCGCAGATGCGGCAGTACATTGTCTCGGACTTGCATAGGCTCACCACCTCATGTAGTGGGCCAGGGTCTCCATCCAGGAGGCGCGGGGTTCCTTGTCAAAGGTCCACGACACGTCGGAGATGGAGAAAGCCGCAAGGCCCTGAGCGCCGTTCCACAGGATGGAGAACTCCTGTTCCGCGATGCCCCACACAATCGCCACGATGTCCTCCGGGAGATCGGACGGCTCATCCTCGGTCGCGTCCTTGGGCAGCACATACCCGGCGGTGAACTTCACTTCCAGGTAGCGCCGGGGGGCCGTGTAGTCGTTTGCAAGGCCGCCGATGTAGCCACGGAATACCCATCCCTCATCGCGGTACAGTACGCCCACGTCTCCGGTCATGGTAAAGTCGTAGTTGCTGGGGTCTATGCTCACGCCGTGCTCGGTGTCCCGGACGTACTCAACCGCCCGTATGGGGTACTGAGTGAGCACAAGCTCCTGAGTGCCGGGGGCGACGTACCTGTGGGTGTAGGTGGCCTTGCCGAACTTCCGCCCGGTGATGGTCTCAATCCAGGCAGACGCCGAATTGATAAGCCGGATGATGTTGTTCTTTACAGCGGTGTCCGCCGCCTCCGGTGGGATGCCCAGGCGCTCCATCGTGTCCTCAAGAGTAGTCATGGCGTTTGCGGCCAGCTTTACAGTCGGTTCATTTGCCACGGTGTCGCCTCCATTCTCAGGGGGAGGCGCGGGCTACTCGCCCGCGTCCTCCTTTTTGCCGTCGTTCTTGGGAGTGGTCGCTTTCTTCTCCTTGGGGCCTGCCTCCCGCTTGTTCTCGGCGGGTTTCACGGTCTCGGAGGGATAGTGTCTTGCCATAGTGAAAACCTCCTTGTAGGGCCTCTCAGGGCCAAATTAGACGGGGACCTCGGAAGCGTCGCCCAGGGCCAGGGCAGCGGTAGCCTCGCAGGACGGAGTGGAGCCGCCGGAGCAGGAAATCTCCACCTTGACCTTGATGTACTGCTTGAGGCCCACCAGGTCCAGGTCGAAGTTTACCAGCTCGCCGCCTGCGGCGTCGGTGGTGACGGAGATCACGCCCGCATCGTCCAGGGGCGCGTTGCCCACGCAGACCAGCTTATCCTTGACGGGCGCGTAGCCGGTGCTCTGCTGGTCGCTCTCGGTGATGGTCAGCTTCACGGCCATACCCGTAGGGGAGCCGGAGGGAGAGCCGACCTTGACGGCCAGGATGCCGGAGAGGAAGCCCTCGCGGTTGATGGCGTCCTCGCTGGTGTACGGGGTCACTTTGACACTCTGAATAAGTGCGCGTTTCATAGTTGAAATTCCTCCTTGTTGAAATTATAGGGCCGGGGCGGTATGCCCCGGCCTCTGATTAAAACGCCTTGATGTTCTTGACGTGCAGGAAGCTCTCCTTGTGACGGGCGGCGATGTCCACGTACATGAGGGCGCGGGTGGCGGCCAGGTTCTCTTCAAAGGCGTTGTGCTGGTTGCCCTCTTCATCGACCCAGGAGCCGTCCAGGGTGGTGTAGGTCTCAAGGCCCATCTGCTCGCCCACCAGGAGGTCCGCCCAGTTGCCAAAGGCCAGCTCAGTGAGGCCGGTGGTGTCGGTGGTGATCTGGTTGGACACGCGATAGGGGAAGCCCAGCAGCTTGCCGGTGTTCATCTCATCGCGGTAGATGTACGCGCCGGTGGTGGTCTTGAGGTTCATCAGGTAGCCCTCCAGGACGGAGTTGAACGCCCAGCCGAGCTTGTTATCGTCCACGTTCTTTGCCAGGACCTTAGAGCGGACGAACACGGGGAAGTCGGCAGTAATCTTGCCGTTGCTGTCGGCCAGGTCCTCGTTGCTCAGGGTCTTGGCGTCCACGTGCTCAACCTCCTTGTCGGTGAACACGCCGAGGGGCTGGAACTCGCCGCCCTTGCCGAACATAGCGCCGAAGTCAAGGCCCAGCTCCATGCGCCGGGTCAGGTCGTTGGCGAAGAGCTGATCGGCGGAGTAGTTGGTGCTCATCAGCAGCTCGCGGGTCTGAGGCACGATGGCCTCCAGGCGCTTTGCGGACAGACGGATGTTGCCGTAGGTGGGCTGGGTCTTCGCAATCTTGCGAGCCTCACCGCCCCAGGTAGCGCGGGCGCCGCCGGTCATCTTGGGGATGTTCAGGTTGCCGTTGGCCATGGGGACTTTCTGAGCGCCCAGCTCAAAGATGACGGTCTTGGAGTACAGCAGCTCGATGATCTGGTCCAGGTAGATTTCGGGGATGAGGTAGCCGCCGGCAGCAGGGTTGGTGGCAGACAGGGCCTTGAACTCGCGGGCCATGTCCGCATCGTCATACTTCCGCTGCGCGTAGAAAGAGGCGGCGTCGGGGTCATGCTTGCCGAACACGTCCAGGCACTTGATAGCGCGGGCGAGCTGGATAGCAGGCGGGACGGACTTCTTGGCGGTGCTGGTGGGGGTGGTACGGCTCATGTAAATGGAGCTGTACTTCCGCTGGACGGGGGAGGCCGCGCTCTTGCGGGCGCTTTTGGTCTGGTGCTTGCGGGCGGCGGCCTTGCGCCCCTTGGCCTCATCAGTCACTTCCTCATCCTCCTTGACCTCTTCCTCAACGCCGTCATCCTCCTTGGCCTCGCCCTCGGTGGCGTCGATAATCTCACCGACGGCCTCCATGACTTCCTCGGCGGTGACGTCGCCCAGCTCTTCGCCGGCCTCCTTGCGGCTCTTGCGCTTCTCAGCGACAACGGCCATAGCGTCCTCAATCAGACCGGAGATGTCAGCGGGGGCAACCTCGGCAACAGCGTCCTCGGTCCCCTCTTCGCCCTCGGCCTTGGCCTCGGCCTGCTCATCCAGGGCCTCCTTGACGCAAGCCTTGATTTTCTCGGTCAGCTCATCGGCCTCCATCTTCATAGACTTGCGGCCAGCGGGTGCGGTTCCTTTCTTGGGAATAGCCATTTGTAATTTCCTCCTTATAGCAGAATTTCATAGGTGATGCCGGTAGTCGGCGCGGACTTCTCGGCTCTGGTGTTGGCGGTACGGGAGATGGATTTCTCGGTGTCGCTTGCCTCTCGGATGATGCCGTCAAGGACCTTGGTAGCGGCTTTCATGGACGCGCTCGCGTCCTTGAGGGCCTTTAGCCGGGTCCCGCTGATTTTCCGACCGGCCTTGACTTCGGCGGTGGCTGCCTCCAAAAAGGCGTCCAGGAAACCGGCGGCGTCGGTGGCCTGCTTGTAGTCGGTGATCGTCGCCTCCGGGTTCATGGCCCAGGTAACGACGGAGACCTCCCACAGCTTGACTTCCCGCAGATGCCGGATGCCGTTTTCGTCGTAGTCAAAGACGATGGGGTCATATCCGATGGACAGCTCAGTGAGAACTCCATCTTTCAGCAGCACTTTGATGTCGCGTCCCATCGAAGTGTCGCTGATTTTGGCCTTAATGAAAAGGCCGTTGCTGTCTTCCCTCAGCTCCAAAGGTCTGCCAATGGGGAGCCAGCAGTCGTTGTGCAGGGCGAGTATCTTCACCCTCTCCCAGCCCTCGGCGATTGTCTTCGTGAAGGCACCAGGCTCAATTATGTCCCCGCCACTGTCGATGTTGCCATAGACGGCGGCGTAGCCACTAAAGATGCCGCTCTCTTCGTCGTACTCTTCGGTACGGAAAGACAGCGTTTTGTGCTCCGTCTTGGAGCTTTTCACTTTCACCCCTCTACGGAGCGAAGCCTCCCACGCTTTCAGGCCCCGCCCGGAGGCATAGTAAAACGGCGAGACCCGCAGATGTGCCGCTGCGAGCTTCGCCGTCATAACGGGGTCATCGTTGGTAATATTCGTGTCCGGGTTTGCGGTGCCGTGTTCAAGCTCCGCATTCATCCCGGCTGTCAGGGCTTTCAGGTCGAACCGCTCTTTCTCCAGGTCGATACCCGCAGATCGGGCGGCCTCCTGAGCCTGCATCTCGGTAAATTCCATCAGGCGTCCTCCTTATTTGTCGAATGTCAGGAAACAGTGGCAGTTCACGACCTCGGCGGGGTCCGTGCAATCCGGGTCACAGGGCTGCATGAGGCCGTTTGAGAATTTGGCGTCAATAGGGACCCGCTCACCGTTCAGGCGCTTGTGGGAGGGTCTGGCGGCGCTCATGTTGGCAACGTGCCAGGTCTTCCAGGCGGCCCCGGCCTTTCGCATCATGTCGTAGTGGCCGGTCAGGAGTGAGGTATTGCACTCTTGGGTAGCGATGGTACGCGCCCTGGATGCCGTGGTCTGCATCTCCTGTTCAATCTGCTTGGCGATGGTGGCCCGGCTGTCTCCGTGCTCCAGGCCAGCGGAGACGATACGGGCGATGGACTGCTGGGTGGTCTCTGTGATGCCTTTGACCCGGACGCCGCCCCGCAGCTTCGCCGTGCTGACAAGCTCCGGCCTCTGGACCGCCTGGAGGTTGTAGAGCTTGGCAGACACCCCAGCGCCTTTGTCGTAGCTCTCTTTCCACAGCGGCTCAAAGATATTCAGCAAGGCCGTTTCCTCCTTGGGCCAGTCGATGAGGCCCAGGGTAAAGGCGCTCACAAGGCGGGTGCGGTCTACCTCGCTCAAAGAGGACCACGCCGCCGCGCTCTGCTCCGCTGCGTCCTCGCTGTTCGGGTCATAGCCGGGGATGGCCCCCATGAGAATGTCCCAAACGCTCCGCTCATCCTTGGTGGTGCCGCCCATGGCGTCACTCACCCGGCGGCCCTGCTCCCGCAGATATTTGAGGGTGGCAATCTCAAAGCGCTGGGTCTGCTCCCTCTCAGCTTGCAGCAGGGCGCGTTGTGCGGCCTGCACCTGGAGGCTTTTCCGCTCTTCCGGGGACGTACCCTTGGAGGACACGATTTCTATGCCCTCTGTGCCGTCTCCCGCCCCCTCTGAGCCGTTTTCGGCGTCCAGGGGTATTCCGTTATCTGTTATCTCAATGTCCTGTTCTCCGCCCGTCTCAAGCGGTGGTGCGCTCTCTGCATACTGGAGGTTAGCCGCCGCCGTGGAGATCGCCACAGGGTCATCGTCTTCCCGGATGTAGACGTCGGAGAACTGCGTCTTGTAGACGTCGCCGCCCACCAGGGCCGGAGGCATACCCAGCTTCTCGCGGGCCTCATCCTTGGTGAGTAGTCCGGCATTCCAGCCGTCGATGCCCAGGGCCTTGTCAAACTCCTGGTTCCGGGGGATGATGTCATCGAAGCGCCACACCAAGTCGTTTCCGAAATACGGGATGATCTGGTTGTTGATGGCCTCTTCCCGGCGGCGTAGGTTGGGCATAAGGACGTTTTGGGCATAGATGAACTGAGCCGCCTCCGACGTGGCCCGGTTGCTGCTCTCCGTGATACCCATAATCTCACGGGGGACGCCGAAGTGCTCAAGGACGGCATTCCGCAGGAATGTGCGCCCGTTCACCATGTCCATGTCTTTCATGCTGTCTCCAACCTTGTTCACCGTGACCTCGCCGTTGACAGTAGCGACGCCGTGGCTCTGGAACACTCCCCGGAAGCGCTCAAGCCATTCAGACCGGAAGCGCTGTCGCTGCTCCGGGGTGGACTTGGGCATACCGATGATGAGGTTCGGCGTGGCGTCGTTGAAGAAAAAGCGCTTTTGGAACTTGGCCGCGTATTCGTCGGTCTCAATCTCATCTGCCAGGGCCTCAGCTTGCCCCAGGCCGCGCTTGAACGGGTCTATCGGGTTCAGGTCTTTCATCACGAACATATCATCTACGGACACGTTCATCAGCAGACCGTTGGTGAGCCGGACGGTGTAGTACGGGTGGTCCAGGTACGGGGTCATCTGTACCCAATGGACAGGGACCGGCCACAGCTCCACAGGGACGCCCAGGGGCGATTTCTCCATGATGAAGTACCCCTCTCCCTTGAGCTTGAGGTAAATCTCCAGGAGCCGCCACAGGGCCGCGTTGCTCATCTCATGCAGCGGGTTTGGGTTCGCCCAAAAGTCCAGGAACGGGTGATGAGTAAGCTCCTGTTCGTCTCCGTTCTCATCCACCCGGTAGAGCTTGCCCTCTGCAAAAGACAGATCGGAGGCGATGCGCTCCACGACGGACAGGCGGGGGTTGGTGTGAAACGCGTCTATCCATTCCTGGGTGTTGCGCTCCGGCGGGTTGGTCCACCTGGGCAGCATAACGCTGTCGCTCCGGTAGGTCTGGCTCGCCCTCCCCGCACCACCCCCTCTAAATCGGTTCCAGAATGGCACGGTTATTCGCCTCCCTCGCGCTTCGGCTTTTTACCGAGCACCTGGGAGACAGCGGGGTTTTTGGGGCCGCCGGTCATCTTCTGCCAGCGGCGCCGGGCCTCTGCCGCCGTATTTGCCCGGATGTACTTCATCGGCCAGCCGTCAGCCGATACAAGGTAACTGCATTTCGCTTTCATGGTGTCCTCCTTAGTCAATGCTCCAGTCGCTTACCAGCGGGTCATGCAGGGCCAGGGCCAGCGCGTCTCCCATATCCGGGGAGGACAGGCCGCGCTTTTTCATGGCCTCTTTCCTCTCCAGCTCAATCTTGCCTGCGCTGTTCACCACGTATTTCCGGTTGGAAAGTTGGCTTATCTGCTTATCATCGGGATATAGTTTGATGCTCTGCGTCCGCAGGGCCTCCCGGACCGCGCCCCACATAAGGCCGGTGCTGTTCTGGTAGTCGATGGGGTCATCGTCGCTGATGGTGCCGCCCTCGCCGCCGAAGTGACACTCCACGATGTCCAGGGAGAACGGGGGTGGGGCGTCCTCATCGTCGGCATACCGGCGGTCTCGCTGGGCCTGAACTTCCTCCACGATCTGCTCCCGCAGCTCCATGAGGCGGTCAAAGACGCCGACGCCCAGGCCGTCACAGTCGATTTTGACGTGTATCTCTGCCCAGGGCTGCTCCAGGGCATAGCGCTTGATGAGCTGGACGGCCTTGCCGCTCAGCTCCATGGTGTCGTTGTGGTGGTATATCTCCGGCTTTTCCTGGAGCTTCTTGTCCAGGACAGGGGATAGGACGCTGCTGTCATCGCCGTAGCGGGCGACGTCAATCCCGATGTCCACGCGGGCCGCCCGGTCAATCTCCGGGGCCTCAGCCTCGCTTGCCCGCTCTGCCCACTCCATCGGTATGAAGCTGTCAGGCAGGGCCTTGGGGAACTCCCCAGCCACACGGACTCGAAAGACGTCGCTGTCCTCACCAAACATATCAATGATGGTGTCGATGAACTGCTGATCTACTCGGCTGCTGTCCCGCCCGTCAATGTGCATGGCGTTGTAAAGCTCGCGGGACTTGTGGTGGCTGTCATAGAAAAAGCCGGTAATCTTCGTGGGGTTACCACACATTACCAGCTTTGCGCCCTCCGTAGATAGTGCGCCGAGGACCGGCTCGAATATCTCATCTCGGACGCCGGAGGCTTCGTCGATGATGTAGAGCACGTGCTCGGCGTGAAAGCCCTGGAGGGCGTCGGGCTTACTGGCCGTCCGGCCTACCGCGAACCACTCTTCCGGGTGGCCTCTCATGTAGACCTTTTCCTTGGTCCATATCAGCTCTTGAGACAGGGCCGGGTTACTGCGGAGCCATTTCGCAATCTCGGCCCACAGGATGTCCCATAGCTGGTGCTGGGTGGGGGCGGTGCAGGGTATCTTGGGATATGGCCTGGTAGTCAGAAACCAGATGGCAAGCCAGCTCTCCACCGCGCTCTTGCCGATACCGTGGCCGGAGCGAACAGAGGTCATGGGGTACTGCGCTACACTGTTCAGGATGGCCTTTTGATTGCTGTCCGGCTTGGCCCGTATAATGTCCTCTACGAAGTCCACCGGATTGTCGGCGTAGTAGAGGATGGCGTCACTTGTCAGGTTCATTCTGCTGCTTCCTCCGTTCCCACGCCTCAGAGATGACGGCGGCAAGGCTGCTGTCGGCCTGCTCATTCGCCTTGCCCGGTGCTGTGTCGGCCTCCAGCTCCATGCGGTTCTCACGCTCCAGCTTGGTAGCCTCCCGGATGAACGCCACAAGGTTCTTCGGGTCTATCTCGCTGGGGTCCATGTCCTTGAGGGCCTGCAACGCCTTTTCCTGCAATTTCAGGGCGATGCTGATATGACGGTCAGCCATTTTCCGGCGCTTCTTGACGGCCTGGGCATGGGCTTTCCTCTGGACGTCAACGTCGTATGCGGCGGTCCGCTCCACCCACTGATAGGTGCGGCTCCATCGGCCTATGAGCGTGGTACTTTTGTTTAACTGCTTAGCAACCGCCCGGATGCTGCGCTCTTCCCCCAGCTCCAGGTAGACCGAAAACGCCTCATACGCTTTGACACCCTCGCCCTCCAGACGCTCCCACGGCTCGGTGTCTCTGTGCTTCGGCATTCCGATCTACCCTCCTTTCGGGGCCGGTAGCCGTCACTTAACGGCTATCCAGCCACAGAAATTCAGGCAGCGCCAAAACATATCGACTTGCCGAAAACCGGCGGTCCGCATCATGTCCACGCTCCACTCGGCCTTGAGCGGAGACAGCACATTTTCCAGGCTGCGCCGCTTGGACATGATTTGCTCATCGGTATAGCCGTTCTCCCGCTTCATCTCGTAGTAGAGGTCCACCATCAGGTCATCCATGTTTTCACTGAGGATTTTCTCTACAAAGATGAGCGCCCCGCCGTCGGTCAGGCCGTCGTAAATCTGCTTGAGCATCCGGGGCCGGTAGGACGTCGGCATGAACTGCATGGACAGTACAGAAAGAACCAGGCTCGCCCTGTCCTCAAACGGAAGGAACTCCCAGAGGTTTCCCTCCTTCACCGTAACCGCCGGTTCAGAGCCGAAGCGCTCCCGGCAGGCCTGCGCCATGGCCGGTGCGTTATCCACCAGCAGAAAGTTGTTGCTCTGGCCGTACTTCACCACGAATGGCTCCACGGCCAGGCCGGTACTGCACCCGACATCCACAATCAGGGTCTCCGGCTGGATGAAGCGCTCGCCCAGCTTGTAGGTAAGCGCCCGCATAGATCGGTAGTCCGGGATGCTGCGCTCAAGCATATTGGCGAAGCAGGCGGCCACTTCTCCGTTGAACTCCCATTTCTCCCCAGGGTGTACGTTGTCTCTCATTTTGCCTCTCCTTTCGTCGGAGGGGGCAGGCGAATACCGAGCCGGTGCTCAAACGCTTCCCGCGCTCGCTGAGACAGTCCCATGCGTGAGCCGTCCGGGTAGGGAAGCTCAAATTCAAAGTCCAGCGCAGCGGCCAGGGCCGCAGGGTCCACAATCGGGTCTGCCGCCTCCATGTACCAGAATTTTGTTATCATCTCCAGGCGCTTCACGGTACGGAAGCACGGGGCGAAGATCGCCCGCATCTCTTCCTCGGTGTGGCCCTTTTGGACCTTGGGGTGTGCTCCGATGTCCCCCAGGATGGTGTTAGGCTCATAGTCCAGGTCAAAGGTCAGGATTTTTTCTGCGGCCATGAACTTTTTCTTCGTGTTCACGAACTGCGGGGCCTTGTTGCTCTGGCACCAGCAGACCACCATCCCGTCCGGGGCGCACAGGGCTGCCGCGATGACCGCAATCTGCTTCCGGTCCGCCATAAAGGGTACGCTGTTGAACACGCTGGAGATAAAGACGCTGCTATACGGCGTCCCGGCCTCAACTTCGTCCAGGAAGCGGGCGGCAATCTCCAGGCTCTTTTCCTTGTGGATTTTCTCGCCCACGGTCACGAAGTACGGCTCAAAGGCTGATACCTGAATACCGGCCTTGCGGAGCGTCCTGGTGTTGTTGAGCTTCCCGGCTCCAAAGTCTACCACGCTGGACCCGTAGTGTCGGCGCCAGGTCTCCAGGGCCGCGCCCTCCAGCTTGCAGAAGTCCCGCCCGCAGTTTTTCGGGAACACGCCCTTAAAGAAGCCGTCCCCCAGGGCGGCGTTGCCCTCGGCGTCGGTCTCCCTGGTGTTCCGCTCCCGCATGAAGCTGTTGAAGCGCAGATCGTCGGCGTAGGTGCTCTCCATGTCAAAGTCCATGGATAACAGGTTGAGCATGGAGGACGCGAAAGCCTCTTGCTCCGGCCTCACCTTGACGCAGGCGATGACCTTTCTGCCGGCCTCCGCTGCTACTTGCAGGCGGCCTATCCCGTTGATGACGTTCCCGGCCTCCCCGATGACTACCGGCATGGCGTTCCCGATTCGGCGCTCCAGGGATTTTGCAAGCTGCTTGATGTGGGTGTCGAAGCTCCGGTGATTGAGCTTTGCCAGCTTCACGACGTCCATCCGACGCAGGGCGTAGACGCAGTGGAATGATGCTTCGGTCCCCGGCTCGATGTCCGGCAGCTCCCCGGTCATGGCCTCGATGTCCATTTCATAGAGGCGGCGTCGGATGATGGCGCAAGTGTCCTGCTTCTGGAGGTCATTCGTGGCCCGGTTGAACAGGACGTTCACGGCCCGCCGCTCGCCCAGGGTCTTTCCGCTCACATACTCCACGGGTATCTGCCGGAAGCCCATGCGGGAGGCTACAAGGTGCCGCTGGTGTCCGCTCAGGATTTCGCCGCTCTCATCGGCGTAGATCGGGAGCAGAAAGCCCAGCTTACGGAGGGACAGCTCTGTGAGGGCAAGGCGCTTTTCGTCGTTGCGCCGGGGGTTATACTCCGACGCTCGCACAGCGTCGATGGGGACAAGTTTAATCATGGCGCAGCAACCTCCGTTTCATCTCCTGGGCAATTTCTCCCTGGTCGAAGATACCGGCGTCCCGGATGCTCTCGACCAGGCGCTTGTAGCGCGGGACCTCGACCTTGAAGTGTAGGTGTCCAATTCGGACAACCGTAGTCCCCATGGCGGGCTCATCGTCACCGCCGGCGGGTTCGTCCTCTTCCTCGCCGTCGGCGTCCTCGGCGTCCGGGTCTTCGTCCTGGTCCCAATCCGGGTCATCGTCGGCGTCCTCGCCCTCGCCGTCCCCGCCGAGCTGCCGGTAGACCAGGACCTCATCGCGGTCAAAGCCGGTCTCAAACTCCAGGACCTCATCATCCCGCAGCAGCTCGCCCAGGCGGTCGGTGTCCCAGCGGCCCTCGATGCGGTTCAGGGCAAGGCAGAGCTTCATCTCCTTGCTTTCGTCCGGCTGGTCGATGACGGAGCAGAGCACTTCTTTCCATCCCAGGTCCCGGAGGACCACAAGGCGCTGATTACCACCAATGCAGCGCATATTGTGGAGGTTCACGACCGGCGGCTCCACCATGCCGTTAAGCTCAATACTCCGGCGCAGGGCCTTGTACTCATCGCTTCCGCTCTCGATGTCTTCACGGGGGTTATACGGGGCGGCCACGATGTCGGAGAGCTTCAGCATCTCCAGTCTGGTTTCATACTTCATCGAAAAGCCTCCCTTTCAGCTCCGCGCAGACAAGCTCCTGAGTAAAGCCCACCTTTTCCCGGACGTCTGCCATAAGGTCCTCAAACTCCGCTTCCTCCAGACGGAAAGAGAAGTCGCCCACGATACACTTAATGCCGTCGGCGGTGTCCTCTTTCTTGCCCAGGGAGGGCGGTTCCTCATCCTCGCCCAGCTCACCGCCGATTTCCCCCAGGAGATCGTCAATGTCTGCCTGGGTAAAGCCGGTGGCGAGTAGGTTCTCTCCATCGTCGATGAGCTGCTGGATGATGTCGGCCAGTTGGCCGTAGTCCCATTCGCCGTCCAGCTTGTTCAGGGCGATGCACAGCGCCTTGGCCTGGGCCTCCGGCATATCCACCACGACGGCGTTTGTCTCCGTCTCCCCGGCGGCCAGCAGGACGGAAAGCCGCTGGTGTCCTCCGATCAGGCAGTTGTCCCGGATGTTCACGATGAGAGGCAGGACCAGGCCGTTTTCCTCAATGCTCGCGTCCAGGGCTTTATACTCCTGGTCCTTGGGCGTGAGCTGCACCCTGGGGTTATAGGGGGCCGGTTTGATGTCGGCCAGCTTGATTACTCTGGTTTCCACGCTTCCACTCCTTTCAGATTTGGGCAATAAAAAAGCGGGGCGCTCTCGCGTCCCGCCTGGTGGCTGATATTCAGTTATCCGAATAAGCTGCATTGGTCGAAAGCCGGGACCCTCGCCATGCCCGCCGATTTGATGAAGCGGTCATAGGGGGCGGCCTCAATACCGAACCGCGCATACATGGCCCGCGTCTTCGGATTGCTCTCCACCGCGTAGTAGTGCGCCCCCTCCGGGCCGTTCTGTGCGCCGTGCCGGGGCAGGATGAAGCGCCGGAGGGCGCTCTCCTTGAAGACCGGAGGCTCCGCGTTGATGTCGTTGAAGTACCACTCCTGGGGCTGCCAGCCGGTCTTCCGCTTGATGTTCGCCATAGTCTGCTTCATCTGGTAGTCCGGTCTGGCCGTCACGATGATAACATAGTCATCCCGGATGGCCTCAATCAGATCGGCCCGGTACTCTTCGGCCTCCATGCGCCGGGAGAATGGCCGGAGCATTCGCGTGTCCGCCTGGTTTCCTACCAGGGTGTAGTTTAGATCGAGTAGGCAGATGTTTTTCATAGGTTAGTTACTCCTTTGCTTTTTCCTACCGTAATTATACCACATTTCAGGGCTTTTGTCACAGGTTTTCCCAAAAAAATATGCCGTGAACTTGGTATTTATGACGGTTTTCTCTACCCACACTCTTTCATTGTGGATGAGTATAACACAGATAAATTGCACCGTCAAATTGTAAAATTGCACGGCAAAATTGCAAGCCCTTATCTCAAGGCTTCCGCGCCGTATAGCCAGACTGCGACGCGCTGCACAAGCCTCTTTCGGTGCCGCCAGACGGTGGAGGTATCACACTCCAGGGCCTCAGCTATGTCCCTATCGTCCACGTCATCCAGGTACTTCCCGGACAGCGCCCGGTAATAGGGGTCATCCCGGACCGTGGCGAGCGCACGCTCCAGGGTCTCAATCTCATAGCGGTCCGCCGCGATGGTGGCCTCCATGTCCATGAGAACGGCCTCCCATATCTCATCCGGGGTGAGCCGGTTCCCGTTCTTGACAAACCGGGTGATGCTCTTGCTCCGCTCTCGCGGCCCGTAGAGCTTGAACTCTTCCAGCCGCTCAAGGTCATCCTCCAGCTTGATTTTCAGGGTGGGCAGGCCGTAGAGACGGCGCTCAGTAGCCTTGAAAGCATCTTTGGCGGTGCGCTCGGCAGAGATGCGTCCGGCTTCAACGGCCTGCATGATGATGTCCCTGATGTTCTCCTGTGATTTGCCCATTGATTTTGTCGCCTCCCATGTGGTAAAATAGCTTTGTCACGGGCTGTCTTCCCTCCGGGGGAGGCGGCTTTTTTATTTGCTCAGGGCTTCCCGCCCTTTATGATCTGGAAGTTTCTCCGGCGCGTCTCTGCGGCCCTCGCTCTCCGCTGTTCGACTATCCTCTGCATCTCAAGGTACTTTTCCGGGAGCTTGTGCCTTGGGCAGTCCGGGCGCCACTGGCTGCGCTTGGAGAAGTCGCCGTCGTAGTGCTTGCACTCATCGCAGCAGAAGCAGATGTCCTCGGCGTTCTGGACCTCGCCCGGCGTCATGTACCACGCCTCAAGCTCCGCATTGTAGAGACAGTGATCGCAGGCGCACCCATAGCAGCTCATGGCAGATTGATGTCTACGGCGATGCACTCCACCCAGGGGAGGGCGTTGTAGGCTTCCTGGGCCTCCTTATCCGTCATGGAGAGAAATTCATCGTACCCCTTTACTTCGATGAGGACGGCCTCAACATCTTCATCGTCAAAGAAAAAGATGTACTCTTCCGACACCAGGTACTTTGTGACGCTGGCCGCGCCCCAGGACCCCAGCCAGCGGGCGTAGCCCTCATCACAGACAATCTCGCTGTCCACCATCGGGACGATGGGCAGCTCCGGGTGAGCCTTAATCAGCTCCAGCAGATCGGCAATATTCTTATCCATACCTAAACCTCCACAGCTCACTTGACGCCATTAACCGCAGTCTGGAGCAGAAAGCCCAGGAGATACCAGACGCGGTCCTTGATTTTCTTCATGCAGATTTCGCGGCCCAGCTTCTCATCGTAGTTTTCAGAGCTTACGCAGGAAGACGCCTCCACCAGCTCAAAGCCATTCCGCAGCATGGCCCGGACGATGGTAGTCTTCTCCCCGGCGGTCTGCGTCCAGGTCTCCAGGATGAAGTTGTCCACCATCTCCTGACTGATGCTGGGCTTGCCGGTCCGCAGCTCCTTGTTGGTCTCCAGGGGAAGATAGGCCCGCTCAAACGTGTCCTTGGGGGACCAGCTCACATACCCGTCCGCATACCGGACGCGGTAGCCGTCCTCCACGCTGGGGAAGTTGGGGAACGCCTCGGACGGGTCATCGGTGATGGTGACGCGCCCCTGACCGTCCATGCAGCGGTAGGCAGGCTCGGCCTCAATAATCTTGGTCCCGATGTACTGTTTCATTTCTCATGTCCTCCAGTAAAGATATTTTTGAGCCGGTCCAGCAGGCTCAGCCGCTTGTCGGGGTGGGTGTCGGCTTCCTCCTTGCTCCACACGGCTTCCAAAACGTAGTCCTCTCCGCCGTCTCCCTTGGTGTGGATGAACACCGGAGTAGCGGCGATGGTCTCCAGCTCCGCGACCCGGCGCTCCAGGTTGCGGAGACGGTGCTCCCGGCGGGCGCTCATCTCTGACCCTCCATCAGCTCGCCCAGGCGGTTTTTCACCCGGACCAGGATGTCAAGCTCACGCTGGGCCGCTTTCTGTGCGGCCGGCATAGCGGCCCGCAGCACCGGCGAGATCGCGCCCATGATGGCGGTGCTGCCCTCCGGCGGGTTGACTTGCTTCTCCCGCTTCTCAATGAGGCCCTGGAGGTCCGCAAGAAGCTGGACGTCTTTCTGGAAATTACTCATGGTCTGTCCTCCAATCCCTCCAGGAACAACAGCACACCGGGGCCGCCGATGCGGACCTCATAGGGCGCTGCCTCCTGGGGCGTGATGTACTTATGCCCAAACCGGCCTTTCATGTCCCGCCACACTGTCCATGGGATGCGGTAAAATCCCACGGACCCAAAAGAGCACAGGACAAAGGCCACGGCTCCGAATTGATGCGCCCGCTCCAGGCGCTCCGTCTGGTCCGCTGTCACGCGGTCCTGGGTCATCTTCTCAACGTCGGTGTACTTGGCCTCGAAGTTGACCGCCCGGCCTCCGAACAGAAAGCCCTTGTAGTCGGCCTGAGCCGTGCTGGTGTAGTGCGCGATGAACTTCCCGCCGCCCAGGTCCTTAGTCGGCTGCATCGGCTCCGGCGTCTTCTCAATGTCAGCGATCTGGCGGCTCCGGTAGAAGTCGCAGGCCCCGTTTATCATCTGCTCAAAAAAGGCTCCCTGGGCGCGGTTCTTCCGGTTCTGGTATCTAAGGGCCGCTTTCGCCCTCTCGCTTGGTGTCATGCTCTAACATCGTCCTCCCCTCAGCCTCGGTGGAGAATACGGTCTTTCCCCAGGCGTCCAGCAGGGCCAGGGTAAAGGGCGTAGGCTCCACGATGCGGCGCGGGGTGACTACTCGGCCAAAGAGGAATTTCTCAGCCTCCCGGACCCCATAGTGACAGGCCGGGTTATCCCGTACCCGCCATACCGTAGCCCCCAGGGGGACCGGCAGGCGCAGCAGCAGGCCCGCCGCCTCATCCCTCCGGTATTGCTCAAGCTCCCTCAGCGCCGCACCGTAGATGCCCATTGTCTACTCTCCTAACTTTTAAGGCTTATTTGTTTGCTTTTTGTGGTGTTTTCCACAAATTCCACACACTTCTCCACAGAATTTGGCCGCCCTCATCAGCTCATCCACCACGCGCCCAGGGGATATGCCCAGGCGCTCAGCCTCGGCCTCCAGGTGGTAGGCTGTCTGCGACGATACGCGGATGGTGATTTTCTTTCGGTGCTCGCTCATGCCTCGCCTCCGCCAGTAGGCCGGAGGTAGCCATTTTCAACGGCCATGGCCCGGATTTTGCGGATGGTGGCGTCGCTGACCCGCAGGCCGGTGTCGCTCCTGGTAGCCAGGCTGTCAATAAAGCCGTTGATGACTTTCTCAAGCTCATCCTGCGAGATGACGATGGGCTGGTTGCGGGCCTCCAGCTCATCCAGGTAGGCACAGAGCTGAGCGTCGGTCATCTTCCGCACCCGGATTGCCCGGTCGTGCTGCTCCTGTTCAAAGCCGGTCCTCCGGCAGCTTCGCTTCTTCAATAGTTCTCCCTCCAGTTATTCTCCGTCTACCCGCACCATACCCTCGGGGTACTCCTGAATGAGAGGGCCGCCCCACAGGTCTTTCAGACTGTTTTTCATAAAGACGGGGACCCCGGCAGACTGAGCAACTTCCGTGATGGCCGCTACCCATTCCCGCTTCGGCTGCTTTCGCTTGCTCCCCGGTCCGGTCATGGCTCCGATGATGACCCAAAGAGGCTCACCGAGCCGCCGGAAACCGGCGCAGTCATCCGCGCTGAACGGCTCCAGCAGCGGCTCGATGCTCAGGAACGTGTTGACGCAGGAAGCTCCAAAGTATTCCGTCTCAGGGCCGGTGATCGTGGTCCCGTACCAGAAGTTCCGCTCCATGGGGAGCTTCCCGGCATGGCCCATGTCAAGATACCTCTGCGGGTTCTTGGTGAGGAACAGGTAGGTATGCTGCGGCGCTCGCTTGCAGGCAGCGAAGACATCCTCAATCCAGATGTCCGGCACCCACTCCCCAAACAGGTCTCCCATGCTGGAGACGAATATCCGCGCAGGCGTCTTCCGCTTCTCAGGATAGTCCATGGTGTAGGCGTGATAGGTGGGGGCAAAGCCCTTGGGGTACGGGGTGGAGCGCACAGGCTCCCCGTTTTCGTCGCAGAGCTTGGTAGGCTGCTCCACGTAGTAGCACCCGGTCCCCTTGGGCAGTACCTCCAGCGGCTCAATGATGGGCCGCTCGCAGGGGTGCGGGCCAAACCTGGACACCATGCGCCGGGCGTAGCAGTATTCGCACCCGTGCTTACACCCCGTTACAGGGTTCCATGTGTGGCTGCACCACTCAATGTCGGTCTTGTGAATATTCATAGGTCAGTTATTTCCTTTCCCTGAGCCAGCCGCACCGCATATTGCAGTCAGAGGAACAGGAGGCGCAGCAATCGTATGGCTCCGAGCAGTAGGCGGCGGCCCCACAATGCCCGGTCGGGCTTTTCCCCGTGATGCACTTCCCGTTCAGCGGCCCTTTCTCAGTTTCGGCCTCGCCGCCGCCCGGCTTCACAATGTCAAATAGGCTGCATTGGTTCTCCATCATCTTCCGGTCGGCCTCTTCCTGCTTTATCTTCCGCAGGCAACAGGGACCGTACCCATCCCGCAAGCCCTGGGAGGATGTCAGCAGACCTCCACACCGCTTGCACCGGCGGGCGGGGATGGTGAACACTTCATCGTGCATAGGCTACACTCCAAACGCGATTAGAATAGACAGGGCCAGCATACCCGCAGATGTAACCTTTGCGCCGTTGCTCCGGTCATTCATGGTCTTGCCCCCAAAGGCGTAGCAAAAGCCAGTGAATGTAATCAGGATGAAGAGGGTCCACGTAAACAGCAGCATCGTCATTCACCCAGCAGCTCACAAAGGTGCTCCAGCTTGGCAATCTCCATGTCGGTGTTGTCACCGAAGATGACGTGGAGCTGGTTCAGCATGATTTCCACGTCGGCCCTCTCTTCGGAGATCGCCGCCAGGATTTCCGCCTCATCGCCCTGCTCATGGTCCTTGAAGCGCAGATACTTGAGTAGGGCCTTTTGCAGCTCGCTCATCTCTTCCACCGCCATGAGGATTTGAGCGCTCTCCCCGAACTGCTCCACGGCCTGCTCATAGAGGGCCATTTCCGCTTGCTCCGGCGTCTCATCCACCCCAGGCTGAGGACCGTCGGCGGGCCGGATTTCCGCCGCTCTCTTCTTGTCCTCGGCGTCGAGGATAGATGCCAAGATGTCAGATTTCAGAGTTAAAGCCGGGCGCACACCCCTGTCGCGGCCGTACGCGTAGTAGTTGCCGAGGCTCCCGTCCGAGCACACGTAGCGGACGAAAGAGGTCCCGGAACTCTTCGGGGTCCCGTCCGGCGTGATGAGCCAGCGCCAATGCTCCGGCGCGGGGTGCAGATCGCGGGTCTGCCGGTACTCTTCGGCGGTGAGCATCGTTACCTTGTCCAGACAGTTTCCGTAGTCCCGGAGGCCGTCATCGGCGGTCAGGTCGCGGTAGGTGGGGACGATGGCGTCTTTCAGGCCGGGGCATTCAGCGATGAGCTTATCCAGGAACTCGCCGTTGAGCTGCTTCCGCAGGCTCGCCTTGTTCCAGTCGTTGCAGTCGTTCTCATCAAAGGGGGCCTGGAAGACGTCTTCGGTGGCCTCGCAGAAGTGGAGATCGGAACAGTCCGGCGTCGGCGCCGGGGTGGTCCGCAGCACAATCCAGTCCAGACCGGCCACGTGGAACACGTCTCCGTACTTGAAAGTCCTCTTTTGCTCTTGCATGGTAAATTCCTCCTGATTTTTATTTCCCCGGCTTCTGGCCGTGGGCTGTCTGTGGCGGCTTGACCTGTCCGCACCGGGTCGGGTGGTTCAAGCAGGGGTTCTTGCAGTTCTTATCCCGGTAGCCGCAATCGGCGCAGCAGATGTTACCGTGCCGCCGGTCGCAGTTGAAGATATTGCATCGGCGTGGATATGTTTTCTGCATGGCGTCTCCTTTCATGGGTTCGCCTCGTAAAACGCCTGAGCGAATCCAGGCGGGGTGATGGCTCTGAAATCGGCATCGCTTTTCGGTTTGGCCCACGCAAGCTGAGGGATAAGGGACTGAGCCGATTTGTGTAGGTATGCAAAATTTGGTTTCCCTCTTCCCGGCCTTGTGTATAGGGGCAGCTTGTCAGGTACGTCCTCCCACCGCTCATATAGCTTTTTCGGCGGGGTGAATGTACCCCAAAGCTCGGTTCTCTTGGTCCAGGGGTCTCCATACTCCCATGGCTGGAAAATCATTGTAGACGGCCCCATGCATTCCCGCAGATGTCCAACGGGGTTTTCCATGGCCCACCATTCAGGACGGCACTTTTCAATAATTCTCAGACAGGCCATCACGACTTTCAGGCCCTCTTCCGGGTTCCGCGCCCGCGCCTCTGCCTTGCAGTTCAAGACCGAAAACTCCGTGCATGGAGGGGCCGCAAGAACGCCGTGGACTTTTTGGGGCGGTTCGTAAGTCAGTACATCATAGTCCGGTAGGGTTATGTTTCTAACGTCGTACCCCCCCCGCTACATACGGCCTCGACCAGCTACCGGAACCTCCGCATAGGTCGAGGATGATTTTCTTCTCGCTCACCGTCTACCTCCCAAAGTAGATGCCGCAGTCCTCGCAGCAGATGACGTCGGCTCCCTGTTCAAATTCGGCCTGGTAGATGTACCCCTGCCCGTAAAGGTCCGAGTGTTCGCCGCTCAGGACGTCCCGTGCGGTCTCCCAGGCCCGCGCAACGGCGTGGGCCTCTCCAGGGTTTTCAGCCCGGTCCGGCCACACTACGCCGGTCCAGTAGAAGCGCCCGTACTGCCGGTAGGCCGTGAGCACTTCCTCCACGGTGTCCGGGAAGCGGTCATCCTCCATCCGGTTCAGGATGACATCGCCCACACGATGGCGGCACAGGTCGCAGCAGGCGTCACCGCCCGCCTCCTGGTAGATCGCGCAGGCCAGCATCTCAACCTCTTCCTCGGTCCAGCCGAAATAGGGCGAGACAGTGGGGACCGGCGATGCGGTGAGGGTAGGCGTCGGGTCCAATACCTGGACCGGATGCGCCGCCGTGTCCTCTTGCTCATCAAAGGCCGCGCCTCTGGCCTGCCCCGGCGTAAACAGGGCACTCACGAACACCAGGGCGCACAGGGCGCCGCAGGCAAGGGTTATCGTCCGTTCTTTCACTTGTTCCATCCTCTCCGTTCATAGAATTTTTCTTCGTTCTCGTAGGCTTCCTCTACGGTTTTAATGCCACAGTCCCTAAGATTTCGCATGACGCTCTCAATGTACCCCCAAAAGAGCTTCCCGCGCTTCCGGCCCTGTTCAAAGGCGTAGCCCAGCAGCTCCTTGTTTTCCTCCGGGAACGATATAGACCACTCATCTGTTTCCTCATCATGGTACTGGACCATGATCTGGAAGAACGTCCGCTTCTCATCGTATGGTCCAGGGGTCTTGCCTGGAAAGAACTCTGCCCACAGGTGGGCGGTTGTCTCCGCAAGCTCCACCCCCAGGGCCTCCGTGTAGCCGAAATAGCTTGTCGGGTCCTCTTTGAACTCTGCCAGGAAGTCTCCCTCCAGGTCATCCGGGGGCGACTGCCAGCCCTCCATCTCTTCCACTGAGCGGAGATGGTAGGTGCTGGGCCGCCCCTTGATGCCAGGGGTGAAGTCCAGATAACCGCCGTCTATAAGCTCCTGTCGGGCGGATATGGCAGTTCGTTTTGCCGTGGTGTTTATCATCGTGCATAGCCTACTGTTGTCCAATGCGAAGTGCTCCGGCCAACGCAGGCTATTGGCTAAATCCATCAGCTTGTACCATAGGAGCTGCGCGGCCATGGATAGAGGGGTCCGCCTCATGCGGTTGGCGAAAGCTCGGTGCTCCATGATGTACCTCAGGCGGACCCCTCCTTTCCGTGGATTTGAGGCCGCCCGGCCTCATGGGTTTCACTCCATCGTTACAGAGCTACCGTCTTCGCCGCCGGTCACGATGATATTTTGACTGAACCGCGCTTTCATGGTCGGGTCATGGGAGATAGCCAAAATCCGCATATTGGGGTTTCTGGCCGCCATGTTCACCAGCGCGTCCGCGTAAGCCTCCGTCCCGTCGGCGTCCAGGAAGGGGGGCTCGTCGATGAACAGCATCCCGAGCTGCACCCCCGCCCTACGGGCCTTCACGTCGGCCAGGCCCAGGGTGACGGCCAGCGCGATCTTGACCTTCTCACCTCCGCTGTGGGAGAGGTAGGGTCTGTTGCCTCCAGTGATGGTGTTAATCCACACCTCCAGGCTATTGACGACCTGCTTGGTGGACTTCTGTTCCCTCTCGGTTCGGATGTCAACAGCCATGCGGCCGCCGGTCATCGCCGCCAGGATTTCGTTGCTCCGGTGCATGATCTCCGGCACGACGCCGCGCACGATCATGTACTGGATTCCGTCCAGGCCGAACGCCTGGGCCAGGGTGGTGTAGTCGCTCAAGACCACGCCGACGGCTTCCGCCTCCCGGCGGAGCTCCGAGGACTTGGTCTCCGCCTCCGCGATGTCCTCCAGCTTTGCCTTGAGCTGTCCCCGGCGGGTTGCCAGGTCGGTGAGGGACCGGCGCTGCGCCTCGATGTTGGCGAGGATGCGGTCTACCACGTTCCCGCCTCCCGGTACGCGGGCGGCGATCTCGTCGGCCTCTCGAAGTGCCTGCTCGGACTTGCCGCGCAGCTCCTCCACTTCCGCCTTGAGCTTCCTGATCTGGGGGGCAAGGGCTTCGGCTTTGGACGCTCCCGCCTGGCACTCTGCCAGCGTATCAGCCAGGCCGGAGAAGGAAGCGACGTCGCCCTCCGCCTCCTGATAGGCAGTCACAGACTGCGTCAGCTTTTCTCGCTCCGCGTCGATCTCCTCGATGTGAGCGACAGCCTTGTCGGCCGCCTCCTTGGCCTCCTTGATGGAAGCCTCAATCTTCTCGACAGACGCCTCCGCAGCAGCTACCTCCGCCTCCTTGGATGCGATAGATCGAAGCTCCTGCTCCCTGCGCTCCAGATCGGACAGCTCATCAAGGGGATCTCCGATTTCGTCAATGGCCGCCTTGGCCTGATCGACGGCAGCCTTGAGCTCGTCGTAGCGCTCGCGGTGCTTCTTTTTGGCGTCCTCCAGGCTCTCAATCATGCCGGGGAGCATCTGCTTGCAGTCTACGGCAGAGGCCAGGAACTTACAGGTAGCAGTCTCCGGCACCGGGCATCCGCTGTCATCCAGCCGGGACGCCTCGTCCCTCGCCCTCTTGATTTCAGCCTCGCGCACCCGGATGTCGGACTTCGCCTCCTGGAGGTATGCGTCACAGGCTGCCTTCGCCCGCTGGTATGCAGCGGTGGCCTTTTCCATGTCGGAAAGCCTCTGCCGCACCTTTTCCTTCATGGCGGCGATCTCCGCAAGCTCAACCTTCGCCTTGGAAATCTCACCCTTCTTGGAGAGAACGAGCTCGTTCCAGCCCTTCTCACTCTCCAGCCGCTTCACCTTCTGATCGGCGTTCAGGAGGTCACTCGTGGTCCAGGACCGCTCTTTCACCAGGTCCTTGTCTCTTTCGACATCCGGCGCAAACCGCTGCATAAGCTCTCTGGCGGCCTTCACCCGTTCGGCAGCCTTCGCGGCGTCCTCCAGGCCGTCAGCGGCCGCCTCCGCCTCGGAGTGCTGCTTCTCCAGGTCCAGGTATTCGGAGGCCTTGTCGGCCGCCTGGAGGCGGTACTCCTGTGCCTGCCGCTTCTTCTCATCGGCCTGCCGGGCGATCTCCTTGCGTAGGGCCTCGGCCGCCTCCGCCTCACGGAGGTCCGCCTCCAGGTCCTTGACGAACTTCTCGACGTCGGCCACCTGATCGGCAAGCTCGGCGTCTTCGCTCTCGATGCCCGCCTTCTGCTGGATGGTCTCGTCGAGGATGGCGCTGCGCTCCCGGATGGCCGCCAGCTTCCGGCGCTGGTCCGTGGCCCCGGCCTTCGCCAGGTCCTCCATCCGGCCGTAGATGTCCAGGCCCAGGAGGGCAGACAGAACGGCCATGCGCTGATCGCTCCCGGCCTCCAGGAAAAGCCCGTAGGCGTCCTGCCGGATGAGGGCGATACTGCAAAAGGTGTTGCAGTCCATACCGAGCAGCCGCTCAATGCGGGCCTGGGTCAGTTTCATGGTGGTGTCGCTCTCATCTGCCCAGGCGTCCCCCTCCGGGTTCCACCGCTGGAGGGCCAGGGTACCGCGCCCGCTCTTGGTCCTGGTGCGGATGACCCGGTAGTCCTGCCCGCCCAGGGAAAAGGTAAAGGTGATGCTGCCGCTCTTCGTCCCGTCGCGGACCCAGCCGCCGATGTCCTCTTTCCGGGTCTGCTCATAGAGGCAGTCCGCGATGGCGTCCATGAAGAGGGAGGACTTGCCGACACCGTTCTGGCCGTTCACCATTGCCATGTGTACCGGGGAGAAGTCAAAGGCCGCCTCCGTGTAGCTCCGGTAGTTCTTGACCTCAATCGTCCGGGGCATAAATGCTCCAGCGTGTTTGCTGTCCTCGCGTCCATCGTCGGCCTGCTTGATGATCGGCGCGGCCAGCTCCATGAGGCGGGCCGCTTTCTCGCCTGTGATGTCGTTGGTCTCCAGCCAGCGTGACAGGCACTCGGCGGGGCCGTCGTGCTCCGTGAGCTGGTCCTTGGCGTCCAGGGCCTCCACGTCATCCGGGATAATCTCGGCCACATAAAACGCGCCAGCGTCCATCAGGCGCTTTTGCAGCTCGGCCCGGTTAAAGGCTTTTTCCTGCTCCAGTGTGCAGGAATACCGGACCCGGACCACGCGCCCCTCCACGTCCCCAGGATTGAGGGTGCCGCTGGAGATGAAGTCTGCCACGTCCTGCTGCTTCATCGTCACCGTCCGGTGTACTCGCTCCGGGGTGCGCTGGAACTCCGAGACAACGCTCCGGTCCCCGTCTGAAAGCTGGTGCAGCCAGAAGCCGTGAGCGGTCCCCTCATCGTTGAAAGTGAGCTGGTTCACGCTCCCGCAGTAGTAGGCCGGTGTGGTGGAGCTGAGACGCTGCGGCTTGTGGATGTGCCCGAAGCAGGCGAGGTCCACGCCCATGGCGTCGATGGTAGCCGGAAGCACTACGACGTCCTGGCCTGCCAGGAAGGTGGAGCCGTTGTCCGCCTCGCTTCCGCTGACCGTGTAGTGAGCCACCAGGACGGACGGCTTCGACTTGTCCAGCTCCGTGGACAGGCCCAGCATGATGTCGTTGATAAGCGCCGTGGCGTTCCGGTTCTCCGTCTCCTTGTCCACCCCGGGGCAGAACAGACGGAGGCGGGCCTTGTCGAAGCCGGGGACCGCTACGATCTGGACCGGCCCGCTGCTGGTGGTGATCTCCTCCACCTTCGGCTCCGTGTAGATGTGCAGGTTCTTGAGGTCCTGGGTAGCTCTCTTGATGAGCTCGAAGGCCCTGGGGTTGTCGTGGTTCATGGTGCCGAACAGCAGCACCACGGCGTCGCTGCACTTGCACAGCGGGATGATGAACTGCTCCAGGGCGTCGTTGACGTCCTCCAGGGCGGTGTCCGCCCAGACGCGGGACCGGTTGAACAAGTCTCCCGCGATGATGGTCACATCAGGTTCCTCCAGGAAGGCCCGGTAGTAGACCTCCCGCATACACCTGATGGTGTCTTCCCTGCGAAGGTTCTGGCCGTCCTTGGTGGGACCGGCCAGGTCCCCGAGGTGAATGTCTCCGGTATGCAAAATTTTCATTGGTTAGTCCTCCTTACGCAGCCTTCTTCGAGACCAGCTTTCCGTGCTTACTCTCCTCCACCCGGCGCTCCTGGGAGCTCATACCCCGGGCGCAGACCTGGTATCCGTCTGCAAAGGTGAACCAGTACCACTTTTCTGCCTTCATCAGCGTCGGCCTCCCTTCTCAATCTCCTGGCAGGCGGGGCAGAGCACGCGCCCGAAGGTGCGCTGGCTGTACGCGGCCACATCCTGCGGCGTCCACGCCCGACCCTTCCGGGACGTGCCTCCGGTGATCTCCTGGCGGCAGCGCGAGCAGATGATCGGCTCCGGTGCCCCGATCGCGGGGCGCTGCGGGGGCGTGCGGTCATCGTAGTCGGCCGGTCCGTAGCCTGGTTTCGAGCTCCAGGTGTCCGGCTCCTCCGGCGGCTCCTCCCACGGCGCCGCGCCCTGGGTCTCATCCTCATAGGCCTCCACGGTCTCGACGGCCTTGGGGGCCTCGATCTGGCGATGTCCGGCCGCCGGTGCCTCGAACAGCATCCCCATGGACTGCAAGTAGTTCTGGGCTACGGCCTGCTTGATCTCCGGCGCGTCCAGGTTCGGGACCATACGGGCCACGACGAAGGGCTTTTTCAGCTCCTCCAGGGGATAGGTACCAGCCAGTCCCAGGGCGGCGCGGATGGCTCGCATGAAGGCCTTGCTCTCTGCCATCGCGGTCCGATGAGGCAGGAACCGGCGGAACTGCTGCCCGTTAGCTCCGTCCTTCATGCTGGCCGCTTCCAGGGTGCAGTCGATCTCCTTGGTGGCCTGCATCAGCCGGAAGCCCCCAGAGGGCTCCGGCACGCGGATGGTTACGGTGACGGCTACGTCGTGGACGTGCGGGCAGTTCCCGCACACCCGGGGCTGTCCGGTCGCCCGGGCCATCTCAATGCAGCGCTGGCACCCCTCGGTTCGACCGGGCTCGGTGCCGACGATGGAGATGTTGGCCGCAGCGGCCAGCTTCATTCCGCCGACCTTCGTGATGGCAAAGGCGTTGCTGGACTTCTCGAAGTAGATGTCCTTGCTCGGCCCCTTGTTGCTGCTGTCCTGCCGGGTGTCGAGCAGGACCTCGGAGACGGTGATCCGCTGGAGGTTGGACGCCGCCTGCATGGTGGTGACAGGGACCAGGACGTTGTACCTGTCCTTCGGGTACTTGTTGAGCTGAACGATGTCGTATGCCATTGATAAAACTCCTTTCGCTTGACAGGCGGCCGGGAGTATGGTACTATGATGTCGGTTAGTTATTTCCGCATTTGGCCGCTTCCCGTTGCACCGGGGGCGGCCTTCCCATTTTCCAGGCCTATGAGTACGATGTCCATGATGGATTGCTCCAGTTGCCGGAGGAACTTGAGGGCGTCTGTGAACTCGATGCGCTCACTGTCGTCAATGACGCCATCGAAGGCGATCTCCTCCAGACGGTCCGCCACTTCCTGCCCGTCCTCTATGAGGCGTCGGATTCTCAAGGTGGCGTGAGGAAGCTCCAGCTCCCGAGCTTCCTTCCCGAGCTTCCTGCCGACCGGGCAAGTAGCGCAGTAGTGGAGCAGGACCTCCGGCCGCTTGTAGCACTCTGCGTAGGTTACGGCGTCCTCCGGCTCCATCTCGATGTCTCCGCGCTCATGCCGCCCAATGGTCTCGGGCGAAAACGGGACCGCAGTTGACGCCGTTCCGCGGCTGACATATCCCGCCGCTATTCGTGCCTCTCGAAGAAATTCGAGGGGCCTTTTTTTCGTTGTGGTTGACACGCTGTTCCTCCTCCTTTCTGGGTATAATGGGGATGGTAGAGGGGGAACTTACTCGGCCGGAGCAATCGCCTTGATGCGGCGAGCCGCCCGCATGGCGTTGTCGGTAAGCTGACGCTGCCACGCTCCCTGCGACGGCGCCCACCGGAAGCCCTCTCCCTTGAGCTCCGACCGCAGATCAGCATCCGGCCGGTCATCGAAGATGATCTGGAGGCGGTTGACGCCCTGGTTCACGACGACCTTCCCGCCGTCAAACTCCCAGCCTTCGGCCGGGTTTTCCTTCTTCTTCTCCAGCTCGGCGATCCGCTGGCGGATTCTCCGGATGTTCGCGTTGTTGTTCTGGAGCTGATAGGACGGGTAGCCGATGCCGATGCGGCCGCAGAAGTCAGGGGCCCGGAGCTTAGCAATGTCCTCCGGGGAGTAGCCCAGCTCCGCGAGCTTGGCGTCCCCCTTGGCCGGGTCCTTCATACGGATGGCCGCGTTTGCCGCCTTCATCTCCTCCTGGAACTCCTCCAGCTTCCGCAACTTGAGCTTGAGCTTGTCCAGGGCCAGGGGGTCATCGGACGAGATGCCGCCCGTTCCGACGGACTTGATACGACCGATGATGCCGTTGATCTCCTGCCACTCCGCCATGTTCTTATCAGACGCCGCGTTCTGGCGCTCCTTCTTGCGGACCGGGAAGTTGCTTCCGCCGGAGATCAGCACCGAGGGGCACATCGTACCGATGCGGTACCCGTCGTTCAGGTTGGCAGCCAGGCGGCGGGAATAGGCAGCCAGCAGGCCGTCGATCTTCTCGTGGTACATGGGGTCCGTGCGCTGCTTCTGGCGTTGGGCCACCATGGAGGCCTTGTCCACCTGGAGGCGGTAGTCCCAGGTCGCGGACCCGGGGACGTACTCGCTGAAGCTCATCATCTCCTTGGCCCGGCGGGCCATGTTCTCGTTGATGGGGTGGTACTCGGGGGACGGGCCGGGGACCAGGCCGTAGGCGTCCAGGTCGCTCCCGGGGAGCTCCTTCTCGAACTCTACGTACCCCCAGAAGCGCTCGGTGAAGCCCTCGAACTGCGAGCCGTTCTGGCCGTAGCTCTCGATGACGTTCGGCGCGGTGGTGGTGGGGTACTCCATGACGCCCTCCGGCGTCTTACGGGTGATGTAGTAGCGGTACATAGTCAGTTATCTCCTTTCGTCTGGTAGCGGTTGCACCCGCTCTTTACGCTTTGGGGAGCCCCTTGGGCTCCTTGGTCTTGCCTACGAAGCACTTGCCGCAGTAGGTCCACTCTCCATCCACCTTCGCAAAGGTGGTGTAGGTAGCCCTCCATCGGTCTGCCTCCGGGTCGTACTGGTGGGAATAGGGCTCACCAGCCTGGACCAGATCGCCGCGCAGCGTGGTCGGCGGGAGGCAGTTGACGAACTCCTCGACGATCTCCTCGTCCACCAGGTCCCCAGGCTTCGCAGCCTTCTCGAAGTCACCGGCCGCGCTCCAGTCGGCCATGCTCACGCGCCGCGCTTGGTTCTCTTGCCGGGCGCAGTCGCAAACCTCTCCCGGGTCCAGGCGGCTCCCGCAGCGGTCGCATTCGTGGTAGTACATTCTCGTTTCCCCTTTCTGGTTCCAGCCGTCCAGCTCTTGAGCTTCCAGCCGGTGTAGATGAAGATCGCGGCATAGGCCGGGATGCAGATTTCTCCGCCGACGGTACCGGAGCGGAGCTGGATGATGTCGATGGTCAGGAGTACCAGCCTCGCCGTAGCCATGGCCGCCAGGGCCAGGACAGACATTCTCGCGTACACCTTGAGTTCCCAGGCCTTCCGCTTGGCCTTCGCCCTCTCCTCGGGCTTGATCTTGATGGTCAGTTCTTTCGTCTCCATGATGCCCTCCTCACGCCATGGCCTCCAGGCCGTAGCGCTTGTCGAAGTACCGGCGGCTCACCCGGCCGTCACAGGTGCAGAACCCGGCGGCCTCCAGCTCCCGGTTGAGCTGGGCGATGATCTTGTAGCTCTTGCTGCGGGAGTAGCCCAGCAGCCGCATCACATCATCGACGCGGTAGAACAGATCGCGTGCAGTCTTAACCTTCGCCATACTCACGCCTCCATTCTCATGCGCTCCGTGTAGTCCTGCATGAACTTGCGGACAGCGGGGATGAGCTGGTGCCCGGCGCACCGGCCGGTCGTGGTCTCGACCAGGGTGGTGTATTTGACGCCGGACCGCTCGGCCAGCTCTTTCACCGTCATTCCGGTCTGTGCGGTGAAGAGCCGGACCTCAATGCCGAAGTCGGTCTTCGGCTTAACTCGGTTTGCCGTTCTCATGCTTGGTTCCTCCTTGTGTCTAATTTATACGGCTTGTTTTTTGGGTGGTTTTGGTATATACTGTTACCAGGTGTCCCGGCGCGGAATGAAGATAAAATCTCCATCTACCGGGTCGCAGGGTTCACCGTCAAAGGCGTTGCCCTGCTTGGTGCAGATGTCCGGTTTCCGGCCAGCTCGCGGGTCCACGTCCACCAGGAGGCGGCCCGTTCCGTCATCGTAGACCGGGCGGCTCCAGCTATCTCGGCCACGGTGGAAGATGGGCAGCAGTCCGCAAGTGTGGGGGTGGTAGGCCACGCCCACGGCGTTCTCCAGCTTTCCAGCCGGCGTCCCGTAGATGCTTTCCCCGTTGGGGGTCAGCAGGGACAGCATCTCCGACATCGCGGCCCCGTCCCGGACGTGCCAGTAGGTGATCGGGGCGGCGTCGCAAACGACGCTGCGCCCTCCCGACCGGATGCGGATGACTTCGCACCCACAGTTCTTGCACTTCATCGGTATCAACCTCCAATCGCGGCCCGCTCCGGCGCACCGGACAGGCGAGTTGTCGGGTCAAATTGCTTGCCGTCCTGGTAGCCCAGGGCGCGGTAGGCGTCGCGCCAGCCGCCGGTCTTCTCCTTGCCGAAAGATGTCTTCTTGCCCATGTCGGCCATGTTGTCATCTACGGCCTTGGGGACCACCATCACAAGGCCCCATTCCTGGTGCTCTTCTTCCTGCTCGCGGAAAGCAGCCGCCACGCCACGGGTGAAGCCCCATCCGTAGGCGTTGCACTTCTCACGGTAGGTCCCGGACGGGTCGCTGGGGTCCCGCTTGATGTTGGCCTTGATGGAGGCCATCACGCAGTCGTAGGCGTAGAGGAAAATCCTCTTTGCAATCTCGAAGTCCTCTTCCAGCCCCACCAGGCCAATCCTGTTCGTCTTGCAGCCAGCGCCCCGGTTCCGGTAGGCCCGGCAGCAGTAGTGCTCCGCGATGATAGCGGAGAGGGAGACGGCCCAGGGGTTCGTCATAGCGGTGCAAGTGACGTCCAGGACCTCCCGGATGACTTTCACCTTGTCGGCCTTAACGACCTCTTCCGGCCTGAGCTTGTGCTTAGCCATGAGTTCGCGGGCCTTGAGCAGCGCGGCCTTGGCCTCGTTCTCATTCGGGCTTTCTGCCAGGGCCAGCAGCTTAGCGATTTTGTCCTTGATGTTGGTTGCCATTTGGTTAGCTCCTTTCGCACTTGGCCGCCGTTGCACCGGCGGTTTACGGCCTCTTGGTGTTGTAGTCCTTGAGCCTGATTTGGAGGGTGATTTCCTGCTTCCCGATGACCGCATACTCCAGGCGGGCTTCCAGAACTCCGGGGGACCCGTGCAGCTCCAGCCACCGCAGGCTCTTTGCGGTTCCGATGGTCTTAGGTCCCTCCTTGACGGTCACGGGAATATCATCGCTCGCCGCTCCGATGCAGCAGAGGAAAGACAGGACGCTTAGCCTCTTAGCCAACTTCATTCTCTCCTTTCAGCCATTCCAGGCACTCGGCCTTGGTTCCAAACTCTTCCGTCCAGGCATGGCCAGTGCTGTTGTCAATCCCGGTCCAGGTGCCGCCGGCCTCTCCCACCAGGAAGAGGCCCAGCGGCTCATACCGCCCGGTCTCAAAGCCGGAGGCCAGCAGATCGGCGGCCTCGGCCTGGGTGATTTCCTGCGGCTCCATGGCGTCTACTCCTTGTGGGCCGCCCGGTACGCCCGGTTCCGGGCGGTGAGGGCCTGGAAGAACTGCTTGCCGTTCTCAATCCCGCCCAGAATGCAGTCAAGCTCCCGCTCACAGGCCGCCTGCTTGTCTGCGTCGCCGCTCAGAAAGTGGGCCGCGATTTCGGCGTCCAGCTCGCACAGCCGCATTTCCGTTTCATAGTCAATCTCGGTGCTGCTCAAGGAGTAGATGTCGGTCTCAGTGACATCCACCCACCGGACGCCCTTGTAGACCTTGCCGGTAAACCGGGTGACGATACCGTCAATCTCGGCTTCCTGTTCCTGCATAGCCTTGTTGACCGCGCAGCAGGCGAAGCTATTTTCCATGCCGCTGTCCCGCATGGCCTCGCAAGCGCCGATGAGCTGCTGGTAGCAGTTCCAGGCGATGCGCCGGTCATCATGGGTTTCCTCGAAGCTCTTGAGGATGTCCGCGTACTTGTGGGTGAGGACTTCGCGGTGCAGATCGTACTTGTTGCGTTCCATAGGTCAGTTATCCTTTCCGCCGGTTGCACCCGGCCTTGTGGCTTCGGGATGGTCAAGAGGTTGCCGTTCGTACCGCCGTTACCGCCTGCCGGTCATCCCCGGAGCTATGCCCGCTTCCGACCCGGCTTTCACTGCCGCTTCCTGTTTTATCCTCTGGCCCGTTCCCTGGGCCGTTTGTTTTTGGGTTTTTACCTTATTCCTTTGGCTTGATTATATTATACCACATCTGCGTGTTAAGTCAATAATATTAGCAAGCGAATGTGAGAAAATTTTTACCTTATTTTTTGGGTATTTTGTATTCCAGATTGGAGGTGTCTGAATGACGATTTGCGAGCGACTGTTTGAAGAGCTTGACCGGCGCGGCCTGACGGCCTACGGTCTTTGCCGACACCTCGGAGTGGCTACAAGCGTCACTACTGGATGGAAACAACGTGGGACGGACCCGCCTGCAAAATACGTGGTACGCATTTGCGAGTTTTTGGGGTGCTCAATCAGCTACTTCCTGACCGGCAGCGACACGGAGCCAGAAACAAAAAAATCGCCCGCCCCCGGAATATCCGAGAACGGGCGAGAGATGCTGGAGCTTTACGAGAAGCTGCCGGAACGGGAGCAGATACTCTTGATAGGCCGCCTCCAGGAAATGACCGCGCCCCTGCTGGGCGAAGTCAAAAAGGGCGGAACCACCGAGGCCGCGTCCTCAAGCGGACGGGCCGTGTAATCTACGTCGATTTCAGGGGGTGATACCATGCAGAAGATAAGCCCGCAGACCGAGGCGCGTCTATCGGCCGGCGTCCAGAAGTTCCAGCCTATCCTACGCCGCGCCCAGCTTGCGGGCCGGAATGAGAGCGACACGGTAATGATAATCACGGACATTCTCTGTGAGGTCTTCGGCTATGACAAGTACGAAAACATCACTTCCGAGCTGTGCATCAAGCAGCAGTTTTGTGATCTGGCCGTCCAGCTCAACGGCAAGGTCCGCCTGTTGCTGGAGTGCAAGGCGGTGAGCGTGGCCCTCCGGGATGTCCACGTCTCCCAGGCCACAGGCTATGCGGCCAGCGCGGGGATTGATTGGGTGGTGCTCACCAACGGTATCACCTGGAGAATATACCAGGTCCTCTTCGGGAAGCCGGTGGAGACGGTGCTTGTCTGCGAGTTCAACTTCTGCGAGCTGAATGTGAACCGGCCAGAGGACTACGCGCCCCTCTACGCGCTGAGCGTCGAGGCTTTCCAGGAAGAGGGCAACGCGGCCCTGTCCCAGCTCTACGCCCAGCGCCGGGTCCTCAACCGCTTCATAGTGGGTCAAGTCCTCTTGAATGACTGGATGATTGGGACCATTCGCCGCTCCCTGGAGCGCCACTACCCAGGCGTGAAGATGGATGACGGGGAGGTCCGGCGCATACTCCGGGAAGAGGTCTTCCGCCATGAGATCGTCGAGGGACCCCAGGCAGAGGACGCCCGCCGGGACGTGGACGCCGCCAACGCCCGGATGCGGGCCGCGCAGAAAGAGCGTCGGAAATAGCCTGTTGAAAACTCTGTGGAAAAGCTGTTGAAAACTGGACCACCGAGAAAGCGGCCCGGAAAATAAGGTATCAATTGATACCGCATTTCAGAAAATAGGGTATCAATTGATACCGCAAACCCAAAAAATGTGGTATCAATCAGCACCCCATAATAAGACAGTATGTATATAAGACTTAGTAATTATAATATTCCTCTATGCGCGTGCGCGAATAGAGCGTACATCGGTATTGGAGGTTGTGAACTGTGGAAAACTTGCCTATCGGCTATCTGAGCTGTCGGAGCTGCGGCTCCATCGAAAACTGCGCGGACCTGGTCTCCGGCCTCTGCCCTGTGTGCCGGAGGGAGAGGGCGGCCCACCTTGCCCAGCTCCAGAGTGACTACCAGGAGGCGCTGCAAGCCGGGGACCCCGCCGCCTCTGCGGAGATCGCCCAGCTCATCCTGGACTACCAGCAGTCCGAGGGCGTCCGGCTCAAGAACGTGCCGGGGGCCTACCGGGTCTCCTGA